TTCTGGATTTTCAAATGTAATTGAATGTGGACCGTCGATACACTTCAACCAATCAGGATAACTTCCATACATGGGATTATCATAATCGTCTCCGTATTGAATGTCAATCCATTTCTGGAATTCGTCCCTCATTTCAAGAGGGAAATAATACCAGTGACCGTCATCGTCACAATCAATGATATATTTTTGCCTATTAGTCATTTATCACCCCCATTACTGTGCTTTGAACAAGTCGTTTTTGAAATTCTTTATAAGAAATTAGCGTATCCATAGTCACGCCATCATCATAACGCCATCCATCAGGATCGAGCATTCTGACGCTTTCATCTTTTAACCATTCATGCGCACTTTTCTTTGCAAAAATACGATCATGATTTTTCCTACCTTCTGATGAAAGAGTTTTTGATTTAATTTCGTCTCCTGTAATTGAATTGCGAGAAGCCATTTTTTTATATTTTTTTTAAAAAAAAGGGGAGGAGTTTCCCCCTCCCCTTTCCTATACTCAACAACAGTTATAGAATAACTACATAACCTTCATCACTTTCTTCCCAGCAATATCCCAAATCAGAGAGCGCGGAAAGAACACGGACACGCGATGGATATTCTGGCGAGAACGAATTCTGAATAGAGCGCACAGAAACAGCACCAAGTCCTTGATTGGCCTTATTTGTGAGGTAAGCGTCAATACGATCAAGGAACTTGGAATTTTCCTTGCGATCTTCAGATTCAATTTCAACTGCATTTTCATCAGTTACTGATGCAACAATTTCCTTTTCGAAATCATCCACGACCTTGTAAGCAGACACTCGGCACTTTTGGCAAGAGTAGTCAGTAGGAACACTAACGACATCTTTCGGATTTACCTTGACAACAACCAATCGTCCCTGAGCAAAGTCCTTCGCGTAATCAAGTGAACCGACATGAAGACCGAATGAGCAGTGAACATTGCGATTGTCGTCAACATCAAAACGACGAACTTCAATTTCCTCACCAATACCGTTAAAGATGCGCCCAGAGGCATCTACAGTGCCTTTAGTAACTTTGGTCTTGGTGTTGCCAGAGATAGACCAATAATCGCTTGAGAGTCCCTTGTAGGCGAGGAAACAGCCATCTTCAGTGATTGGCAGTTCCTTGTAAGCGAGGAATTCATAAAGTTCGCGAACAGACGAAGCAGAAGGATTCTTTTGAAGATTTTCCCAAAATTTTCCGAATAGAGAGATTGGAAGACCTTCATTGACAATAGCGCGAATCTTAGCCGCAAGAACACTTGGGAGAGTTTCGCCTTGATAAGAAACTTCTTCTTCAGTTACGACGAAACCATCACGCTCGAAAACTCCAACCTTCTCATTCAAAATATCATGAATTGCAGACTCTTGTTCATCTGGATCAAGGTCGAATGCACGAATAATACGAATGTATTGAGGAGAAGACTTTTCCACCTTGATAGGCTTGCGCCCGTGAAAAAATACGATACTGTTGTTGTTGATAATGTATTTCATTGTTTATATTTTACAGTTATTGTTGTTTTTGTCAATCATTATTTCATCTTCAAGATCCTGCGAAATTCTGATCGCGTATATACAGGACATACATAACCAGCATGCTCAAGAGTTTTGATAATTTTTGCTCTGAATGAAGATTCTTGGCGAACATTCTGCCAAAACTTAACGATGCGCAAAGCATTTTTAGGATTTTTTTCAATCAAACGACGAGTGCGGCTATTCATATCCAACCATCGGCGGCGGGAATTAGCAATCGCATTGTTAATTTCTTCCTTTTCTTTGTCTTTTTTGATCAGGCTATCGCGCAAAGTTCTATATTCATCGCTTCCATACTCCAGCCAACCAAGCTCTTTGCACATTTCCTGCAAGAATTTTTCAGAAGATGTATAAAAAGTAATTGTCGAGGTGTTTTTAGACGTATTATTACGATTAGCGATTACATAACGCTGCAAATCGCGAGCGCTAGAAGCGTTATCAAGATAATCTTTGATTTGCTTGCTTGCTTCTTTTGTAGTTGACGCTTCTGGCATATTTGTTGCCTTGCGCCAATAATTATGCAATTCCAACGGCGAGAAAGTTCCGCAATTACCATGATTAGAATAAATTGCATATCTCTTGCTATCTTTCGCGACTTTTGGGAAAGGGAGTTTTTTAACAGCGACGAATTCAAAATGATCGGACAAATCAGTATTAGGATAAGTCCTGACAAATGCGGCACTAATATAATAATAATTATGATTAACGCTTTTGCTAAAATCAAGCATCTTTCGTTGCCAATATTTTTCCGCATAATTGTCGGGGATGACCACTACGACAGTTTTATTTTTCTTATTTTGCAAAGTGCCATTAATATTCGATTGGCGAATATTGCTCAAAAATGGCCAATAATCCTTATGAATGCGAGCTTTTGGAGCAGAGAATACTTCTCCAATATAATTCAATTTCGAAAATGGATCAGCAAGATACTCTATTACTGCCTGAGATACATCTTTGGCTTTAAATTGAGCCAAATCTTCTTCTATCAAATCGGTAAGAATCTTGCGAATTTGATCGTGAATTCTCTTATTGCTTGGAGTATCTTCAAAAGATTCTCGGCTGATAGGAATAGACATCATTCCAACAGGAATATCAACAACAAGAATATGATTTGGTTTGACGCGAATAGATGCGTCGAGATCAATAGATCCATAACAAACGCCACCCATCTGCAAAATCGCGTGATCATGCATGGTATAGCGATCAATATGAGACGACGAAGGAAGTTGACCAATCCATTCAATCAATCGGACGCCAAATCCATCAATGCTTTTAGAAAAAGCAGGATCTTTCTTTTTAAAAATAGTTTTATCTAATTTGTAAAACTCAATTTCTGCTGGCGAAAAAGCAACAAAAAATTCAATCTCTTTTTCAAACTCAGCAGCATCAGCACGATTGATTGGCATGGAGATTTCCAATCCTTGTTCTGTTGTATCGCACTGACCAATTTCGTAAATATGACCCACTGGAACACCAGAATCGCCCCCCAGCATACAAGTGTAAGTGGTTTTTTGATTTTCAAAGAACGAAGTAACAAAAAAAGTATCAGTGTAACAATGACCCGCTTTCGAGCCAATACCGAATCCACCGATTAGCTCATTACTCTTTGATTTGGTGCTTCGGAAATACATTCCAAAAACATTACGAACATCATGTCCACTGAGTCCATGAGCAAAATCTCGCACAAAAAATACAAGATCATTTCCTTCTGAACGAAAACCAACTTCAACAGGTTTTACGATTCCATGCTTTTTATGCTCATCAATAGCATTGCACAGATATTCGCGCACTACTGCAAGAATTTTATTGGAGTAAATTTTATCTCGCAGGAAATAAGTCGCCTGACTGATTCCAGAGGAATCCATTCCCATGATCGAGCTTTCGAGATTTTCAGAAGCAATGAGAGGAGAAGCAATAGCTGCGGTTTTCATATGCGCTCACTGTAGCGTATTTTGAAGAAAAGTCAACGTTTTTTTGAAAAATTCACCCAAGCGGAAGAAGAGATTGACGAAGATCTTCAGATTCAGCGATTACCTCGGTGAGCGTTTCTTCACGCACGACCAAAAATTTAGAATTAGGCTTGCTTTCGCACATTACTTGATAAAGGTCCAAAACACTTTTCTTCGATTTGCTTTCGAGCAAAACGATTTTTTCTTTATCGCTTGATTCTTGGACCAAAAAAAACTGGGTCGAAATGGTTTTATTCATTGCGACCCAGTATAGTTAGTTTCGTTTATTTGTCAAGATTATTTCTGCTTGGCGTTGCCAATATTAATTGCGAGAAAATCGACAACCTTATATACTTTTGATAATGTGCTGCCTGCTTTTGGGGTAGGAGTAACAGCAGCAATAGCAGAAGCTAAAGTAACGGTTGCGGTTACAACCGAAAACCAAGGAGTTGCTTGTAGAAGTTGAACAATTGTATTCATATTATATTTTACACTTAATTAAGCGCTCTTGATTCTTTTATTTTTTTTAAAAGGTCTGAATTGGCTAACTATAGATACAATTAAACCAGCAAACAAATACAAAAAATACTCAAAATGCTCTATTTGCTTACAAAATAAATCCAAATTTTCTTGAGAAAAATTACGATGCAAATGAATAGTTTCATCAATTGATTCAATTTGATAAATTAAAAAAGATCCTCTTAATAAAAAGGCTAATATAATTATCATTAGAAAAAAAATTGACATTTCTCGTTTCATTTTTTTAAAAATTTTTCAGGAGAGGATTGAAATTTTTTACCAAGTTTAACGATGCCGTTAATAATTTCTGGACTAATTACACCAATTACGCCATATGTAATTGCTTTATACAAACTAGGAACATCTATCTGTTCTAATACAAACCATGAAATTCCAGCTAAAATAGCTGCGCTCAATATTTTTTTAAGCTGTTCTTTAATCGTCATGTTTTGCTCCGACGATAGCAATCGCGCCGACATAGCGACTGCTCCAATCAAAGGAATTACCCATCCGCCCTCAATAAATTCTTTGAAAAGAGACTTTTCTGTTTCCATGTTTTTGTTTACACTTTTTAGGCGCAGGATTCAATAATTTTCGCTTCTTCTTCTCTTCTTTTTAAAAGTCCATCTAACCCTTTGCCAACCCAAAGTCTTTTCATTGATCTTACTTCATTGGCAATTGCTTTATAATTTTTAGAAGGAACAAGTGTTCTAATATTCCACATCTCTCTACGGCTTTCTCCAGTAACAGAAGAGCCTCTATTGAAGACAATGCTGACAAGTGCGCCAAAAGCATCTGGATGCAATTGATCAGCTTGTGGGAAAGCTTTTAGAGTTTGATCTATAAAGCGCGGAATAGTAGATTGTTGAAATACTTCAAATGCAGCTTCCCAAGGAATAAAAATATCTTTGACATCATTAACTGCATTTGCCGCTGTAGAACTTTTTTTGCCAAGCATTTGAGATAAACGAGCAAAATCTACAGGGCTGATTTTATCTTTCCAGTCTTTAGAAAATTGAATCAAATCATTGTATCCCAGATCATAACCAATACCAATTGTTACTCCGCTTGCGCCTTTTGGCCAAGTTGGATTTTTAAGATATTTAGAATAATAAGATTTGCCGCCACCGACTTCATATTCCAGAATTAAATCAATAGATTTTGGAGAAAGTTGAGTGACAGCATCGGTAATTTGAGGATTGACTGGGGACTCAGATACTTTTAATCCTTTTAAAATAGCATTCCATGTATTAGGTCCGTCAATTCCATCTGCACTTAATCCGTAAAAGTTTTGAACTTTTTTTATCAATTCTTTTTTACCTGTAAATTCCATGAGGATATTTACACTCAAAATCAAACAAGAGGAATATTAACATTTCCCAATAAACCAATAAATCTTTCGAGTCTATTAGTATCTTGCGCGGAAACTGGAGTATCTCCTGCCGTCAAAATAACAGCGGTTAAATCGCTAGGATTGGAAGTGTTCGCTAATGCTCCGACGCTTCTGTTTAGATACATGATATTGTTTTGATTAGCAGCCAATCCAGTGCCGCCCAAAGTGCCTGATACGTTGCTAGAGCCATTAATTCGCAAATCAATAGTTCCATCATTATAAGCTGCAACAGCATTATATACAACATATCCTGTTGAGGCGGCAGATCCTGTATAAGTATAATTATCGCCTGTAGCAGTAGATGCTGTCACAAAATAATTTCGGCTACTATTGTATAAGGGTCCGAAAGATAGAATATTTTCTTGCGCAGTGCTGCCGCTGCTAGTAGAGAATAAATAATGGTTATTGCTTGCTGCCCCAGTCGATCTTGCTCCCATAAATACATTAAAGTATTTTTGATTCAAAGGAATATCTTCTGGAGGAGGATCAATGTTAAAATAAGCTGAATCTGGCATTTGAATACATGCTGTATCCAATAATCCTGTTTTATAATAAGCTGGTGATCCTGCGGCAATACCTGATTCCAAATTAATCAAGCCAACAAAATTTCCAACTACGTCTCCATCTACAGCTACATTGGAAGTTCCTGATTTATAAACACTATTATTAGCAGCAGCCCACCAAAATGCTTTTACCGCAGAAATTTGATTTGGGTGCCATACAGTAGTGAAATAAGCAGTATTGTCAACTATACAAGATATAGTTTTACCAATATCATAAACCGTAGGAGTGAATGTAGATCCCGTTCCTCTAAGAGTTCCATCAATACTCCAAGCATAAGAAGCTCCTGTAGGAGAAGAAAGAGTTTCATTTGGAAACGCAAAACCGCTGATGGTATCAATACCAACAGGCGGTAAAATCTGAGTGCCAATAAATCTATATCCGCCATCAAACGGATAAATAAACAAGCCCGTAGCTTGATTTAGATTTTTGATTTTTTTATTATACTCCCTAATTAAGTGATCAGGATAATCATCTTTTCTTGAAGAACTCGCATATAAACCTGTAATGCCAGTTCTATACGCCACCCATGTATCTGATACGTTAGAATAATCAGAATGGATTTGTGATTGAAGCTGTCTTGGACCCATACTTCATATTACACAAAAATGGATTTTAAATACAAAAAATTTGGAGGAAGGTAAGGGATTCGAACCCTTGGACCCCGTTATTCACGACATCTTCTCTTTAGCAAAGAGATACGTTAGACCGCTCTGACAACCTTCCATAAAATGGTCCGCGAGTCAGGGATCGAACCTGATTAGCTAGATTCACAGTCTAGGACATTACCAAATATGTTACTCTCGGATGAAAATTGGCAGGTCCAGAGGGAATCGAACCCCCACTCGCTGATTCAAAGTCAGTTTTGCTACCATTACAACATGGACCAATTTGGTGCGGGATGAGAGAATCGAACTCTCAGCCTCTACTTGGAAGGAAGATATGTTAGCCATTACACCAATCCCGCAATTTGAGGGGGCTTTCACCCCTCTGCTTTTATTATACACTTTTTATTGACCTTTTTCAAGAGCAATAATGTAATCAACCACAGATTCGCTCCAGCCATCCACATGTGTCCACTTTCCATAGCCTACACCATTTCTGTAAGAGGCCACATTGATCATGTAAGCCTTATCAAAAACGGGATCAGGAACTCGGTCAGCAGATTGTTCATCTGTGATGACAATGAGGCGATCACCAGATCGAAGATTCATCTTCTTAACTGATTCACCAAGATAGGTGCCTTGGTGCTTCTGAGACTTGCTGATTGCTTCGGCAAGGGCGAAGCCCCTACGAGAAGGAACAAGCTTTGTTTCATAAGAGAAGCTGTGGACTTCGACAGTGCTGCAAATTTCACGAAGAAGCATTGCAACACCACATGCAGCATCGAGACGAGAAATGTCGCTCTTGCCAGAAACCTTGCTATGCATCGAAACCGAAATATCAACAAGGATAATAGTCTTGCCAGAAAGCTTTTCGTGCTTATCCAAGCTCTTCAGCATGGACTCTTCAAGTTCAGCTTCATACTTAGGCGCATTACGCGCAGCAGAAATAAAACGGAAAGGAAGAACACGATCAGTCTTCATGTTTACCAAACTTTCGCGGATCAACTTTTCATTGACGCCAGCTTGTTCCATGTTGCGCAGATTTCGAAGAAGAGCCAAAGCTCCAAGCTTCTTCTCATTGAGAAGGCGAGTCCAAGAAGCCTTTTTATCCTTAGAAGCTGAGAGTTCAACTTCCCAAGTATCAGGAGTCTTGAGTTCATCGTTAACCAGACGCTTCCAAAGATCTTCCTGCGCCTTAGAATTTGGGCGAGCATGAACCATGAAAAGAACATCCTTCAACTTAACGGCACCATCTCGATTGTATTTTGCCAAGGCATATTCATCGAACTTAGTGAAAGCAGTCGCAAGACCCTTCTTGACTTGATTAGCAATTGGACACTTTCCTTCCTTCCAATAAATAGAAAGAAATTCAGAAAGCTCATCTGCACGCTGGATGATGCGAGACAGAGTATCAGCAACATATTCACGCTGCTTTGGATTTTGAGCCATGAGTCGCGCAATATACAAAGGAGTATGACGGAGCTTCATGTTTTCGCGAGCTTCAATAGCAATTTCCATTGCTTCTTTGCCACTAACTTTTGCTACGAGATCCTTGATACGATCTGCGATAGTCACGCCAGATTCATAAAAAGAATTTTCCCACAACATACAAGCCATAACAGAACGTCGAAGTTCTTCAAGAGGCTTGATTCTTTTCGCTACCGCGCCTTCGTGAGTGCGAATTGGCTTCGGAGTATTTTTTACGTTGGTCTTCATGTCGTTAATTGTATCTATATTTTCCTCGTAGTCAAGGATTTCTTCGGAGATTTTTTGTTTAGCGGTTTTTCGCGCTGTTGTTTTTGATTTTTTCCAATTATAAGTATTGCAAGTTTCACAACCGCAATGGTCGCTGGCATGAATGCCCAAGCGAGATTTTGAAAGTTTTTGTCCGTAAGGTTTCATAGAAAAAATAGGGAAATAATTAATTACAGGCTTTTTGAACAGGAGTGCTACCATTACACCATACTCGGAATCGAACCGAACCGCCCGTGGGATTATGAAGTAACTGCAATTTGCGCCACCTAAAGAGAAGAATTTCAGGGAATAGGTAAAAACGGATAGTTTTTGATGCTACCATTACACCACAAGGCATCTACGCCCAGCTTGGATTCGAACCAAGACCTTTTATTTACCATAATAAAGAAGTAGCCGTTTAAAATCGCCACTGAAAAAGTTTTTTATATCATTCCAACCTTCGATCAGGTCGCTTGCATACTTCCAACACCTTCAACAAGGTCATAGGCCGAAGCCTCTCAAGCATACTACGAGTCTTTTCTGCACCCTCATTGCGAAAGCTGGAATGATACAAAAAGTTTGAGGCAACACAGTTGAAACGGTGGTTTTTCCGAGTAATGAAGTAACCGTTTCATTCAGCACTCAAATCTGTATCTATTATGCCGATATTCTGGCGAAAGTCAATCGGTTTTTGAGAAAATTTGGTGGGTTCCAGACTCGCAGCGACCGTTTCAGGCTACGATCCTGAATGCATGTCGATCTTTCCCCCATTAATTGGTGGACATGTTGGGAATCGAACCCAAAGAGTGCCGCCGCACTACTACCATTCAGCCCGTCGAGTGGACCGAGAGGGAATCGAACCCTCACCTACACCATGTCATGCCCAAAATTGGTGGACCGCAGGAGAGTCGAACTCCTGTCCTCAACAAATTTGTATTAACCTTCAAACATGCTTATATTTGATTCGTCAAAGTGAATCACTCTCAGGGACATTCGGTTCTTGGTAGTTCCTACTTTGTCCTCCACCAGTTAATTTTTAAACTGAAAAAATTAACAAACCCAGTTTTTGCTCGATTTGATACTCAGAAAAGAGCGAGCGTTCTTCTGAGCGTGATACTTACGCAGCAGCGAGAGAAGCCTTGCGGGCAACTTTTGCAGACTTACGGAAGGTGACAACTTTGTTTTTGCCGTTTGTTTTTTTGAGCGGATTTTTAAGGAGCCATCCGATCAACTCCTACATGCTAGTTAATATTTCACTTATCAAGTCGAAACCAGAAGCGGCCCATTAATCTTTTAAAATAAGCATTTCATCATTACCGAGATCTACGACACCATCTGCTGATGCTTTTGCTTCTTTGAATTGATTGTAGCAAATTGCTACTGCTTGCTTATTATCTTTGTATTCTGAAGAAATCTGCGATACGCAGCGACTTACAAATTCATTTCTTTTTTCTTTGTTTTTTGGAGTGGGAATTGGAGGCATTTTTATGTTCTTTCTTATGACAAATTACACATAATGTCAAGCCATTTTCTAAATTAAAACGCAAATCAGGATATTTAGACCATGGCTTTATATGATGAGCATTCAATTTTCCACCTTTTTGTTCACAAAATTGACATGTATATTGATCTCTTTCAAAAACGTCTTTACGCCATGCAGAATATGGTCCTGATCGTGATTGACTTTCATATCTTCCTATTTTTACTTTAGAACGATCTTGAATCCAATTAGGATGGTTTTCTCCTCTGATTTTTAATCCGCCTTTTTGTCGGGATTCTTTGGTTGCTTTTGGAGGTTTAGGAATTAAACCTTCGGCCATTTTTCGAGACAAACTAATGCCTGCTTTTTCGCGACTTTCTTTTGTCGGTATTGGGGGTATAAAATTATTAATTTCTGCATTTTTAATTCCCATGCAAGTCCGAGAACAAAATCTTTTTCTTTCTAAATCTCTATTCAAATAGATTAATATTTTTTCACCGCAATTTTCGCACTCTTTTTCTCCTTTAATTTTGTATCCTCGCGATGCGAAGTAATTTTCTGATTTATTTTTAGGAGATGGAATTGGCATATTTTATATTACACCAAACTCTTCAAATAATCAAGTGTTAAAAAACAAGTCCCAAATTTAGGGTAAACCACATCAACACAAGTATTCACATAACGAGGATCTTCTTTACGCCACGGCCCCCAACCTTTCATGATTGTATGCATATGAACATGACCGTGAACGTTCAGTTTGCACTTGCGCAATTCATCAGGATGAATCGGGCAATGACTGAGCCACATTCCTTTGTATTTGATGATTCCGTGAATTTCTTCGAAAACATTCAATTGATCGCGCGTGTCAACCAAGTCATCATGATTGCCTTTAATCAAAATCTTACGACCCTTCAAATTGCCAAACAAAGCTAAAGAATGGGAATCGAATGCTGCATCGCCAAGAACATAAACGACATCATTTTTGTTGATGCGCTTAGTCCAATCTTCTTGGATGAGGCGAGTATTATCTTCCGAAGAAGATACAAACTTGCGATATTTAGCAATGTTTTGATGTCCAAGATGTGGATCGCCAATGACGTAAACGCTCATGCACTTATTATAGCTTCAATTTATTCCATGTAAAGCCTTTTTTGTAGAATTTTCCCTTTTTTTCAAGGCATTCGTCAAATAATGCCATCAGAGGCATATTAATTGAATTAAAAGACGAAAGAGGAGCAATCTTTTTGGGCATTTTCCCCAAGAGAATTGGATGATAGATGGAGGTCGAGTCGATCCATTTTTGTTTTAAATAAACGTATTGATAATAAAACAAATAAAGATTAGCTTGCTGCGCATACTTTTCGGTATCGAAAAGTTTCCATTTTTTACCAAACGCTAAAGATCTCTTTTCGCAATCATGTTCTAAAGCTATAACCTCCATTACTGCCGCCCAATTTTTGGGGCAAAGATTTTGCTTGTCTAAATGCTTCCAAAACTCATATTCATCTTTCCAGACGGCATGCTTTTCGATGCATTGAGTCATGTGAGAAAATTCATGACAATAAACCTGCTCAAATAATGGATTTTTTTTGGCGACGGTAATTGTTTCTCCGTCGCACCATCCTGAACATTTAGAATCTCCGAGATCTATGTTTCGGCTATTGGCGATTACAATTTTCTTTTTATGTTGACAGAGATAATCAACAGTCCAATCAAAGAACTTGCAAAAATTCTCACCACAATCTTTAAGAAAATTGAATTTCATCAAATGATAGTAATGTTAATCTCGAATAAATCAAGGCAATTTATTAATCAATTTGATGATTCCAGCCACGAAATAATCATCTTCTTGAGCTTCCCGCACAAATTCTTCATCTGTCCAACGATGAGAAGTAGAATATTCTACATCTTCCATCACTTGACCATTTTTAATAAAATAATCTTTTTTCCATTTAAATTTAGAATAAAAATACTCCAGAACAATTCTTTTCTGCTCTTGATCTGAAATTTGAACTTTTAAATGTTGCGTTGCATGTATTTCCATGATGTTTGAAAGTGGTAGGAGTGGTGGGAATCGAACCCACGTTACTAACGGCTTATCTAGCCGTTGCTCTACGAGATTATAAGTTTCGCCCTATGGCCAACATTAGCAACACTCCCATTATTTAATAGTTCACAAGTTGTTATGAATTGTGTAATAATATATATGAACTATGAAAAATTGCAAGATTTAATTTCAAAAAATTTATCTACTTACCAAATAGCAAAAGAAATGGATTGTTCTCAAACAACTATTAGATATTGGTTGAGAAAATTGGGGTTAAATACCAACAATCCTCCTCAAGCAAAAGATTTAAAAACATTATTAAATGGAAGAAGCTGCAAGTGCTGCTCAAAACAATTAATTGGTCAACAAAAGTTTTATTGCTCAATTGAGTGTAAATCAAAAAATACTTATTATAGCCAGCCTAATACAAATGAACGTCAAAAAAACAAAGCACTTAGTAGAAAATTAGAATTAATAAAAATGGCTGGAGGAAAATGCTCCAATTGCGGTTACAAAAAAAATTCTTCTGCCCTGCAATTTCATCATAATGACCCACAAAACAAATCTTTTTCATTAGACTCAAGAATTCTCTCCAATACAAATTGGGAATCAATTTTAAAAGAATTTAGAAAATGTAAATTACTATGCGCTAATTGCCATTTTGAAATTCATAATCCAGATAAAAATATGAAATAGGGGCGATGGGAGTTGAACCCATTATCTAACCTTTATGAGAGGCCCGCATTAACCGTTCTGCTACACCCCTTTTAATTATAATGAAAGTTGGTAGCTCCAGTGGGATTCGAACCCACACTTTACAGATTTTAAGTCTGTTGCCTGCTGCCAGTTGGGCTATGGAGCCGTTTATGAAATCATTCTACACCATTTTGCGTCATAGTCAATACAAATCTGTAGAATTTGACAGAAAAAAGTGTAACATATTTTATGAATAAAAAATCACTTGAACTAGACTTTTCTGAGTCTATCGCCGCAATGGGTCAATCTGGAATTGTTTCCAAGTTGATTCAATTACAGATTCAATTTAAAATTTTCCATTGGCAAACTTACTCATTTGCCCAGCATCATGCTTTTGGCGAGCTTTACAGCGCTTTGAGCGAGTCTATTGACGAGTTTGTGGAAACTTACCAAGGAGCTTATGGACGCTTCGATTTCAGCGGTGCTGGAATGGGTTTCGTCAACCTTGATTCTGCGGCATTCGTTTCGTTTTTAAATGATAATATTTCAGTGCTTCAATCTTGGGAGCGTTATTTTTCCAATACTGATCTTTTAAATATTAGGGATGAAATTCTTGGCTCTCTTAATAAGACCAAGTATCTTTTGACTTTAAACTGATATTGACAATCAATCTATATAAAAAGACCGCCTTTTACAAGACGGTCTTTTTTTTATTTTAAATGGTAGCTCGTTTCAGATTCGAACTGAAAACCACAATATTTTGAGTATTGCCGCACTGCCAATTAGCGTAACGAGCCATTATTATTTTCGAAGATAATTTGAAGAGATTCAAGACGAGCGAGTTCTTCCTTTTTTTTAGTGATAGTTTTTGCTAGTTCTTGTTTAACATGGCGGCAAAAGCTCGCATCACATTCTTTAGTAATAGAGCTTCTTTTTGCAAGCGTGCCATCAGCTTTAGCAACAAGAACATATGTAAATAATGGAACGCGAGGACTGCCGCCTATTTCGTAGCGTGGGGTTATCTCTGTAATTTTATGATACCCACTGTGATAAGCGGTAACAATATCACCAACATTGATTGTTTCATCATAAGTTAACTCAACGCCATTTGAATCCTTGATTGTCGTCATGCTTTGATCATGCCAAAAATAATTTACAAAGCAAGCGAAAAATGGTAGCTGCGGTCGGATTCGAACCGACACTGTTTTGATTCTAAGTCAAACGTCTCCTACCAGTTGGACTACGCAGCCATTATAAAATACAAAAAAATCAGATCAGTCTGGGATTTCACGCCGTTCCTAGAAAATGCATACTCACCAGAGCCTGTTGGGAATCGAACCTTACATCTTCCGTTGTCTATCCAAACACTCACGGTTAATTACTCCGTCAAAGTTGATCCTATTTCATGAAAAGTTTCTCTTTAAGAGAGAGTTAAAAGGTAATCAATAATATCTTTTGCGCCAGTCAAGCGCTTATCATCCGCAATTAAAGTTGGAACTGTTCTTACGTTATTGTCTTTACAATACTCTTGATTTTCATCTGCGTCAATCAAAATAATATCTTTTGGATTTTTCGCTAAAAAGTCTTTGATTATTTTGCACGGTCCACACCATGAGGTGGTTATTAATGTGTTTTTATTTGCCATTTGAATTTGTAGATTGGTGCGTCTGGTGGGATTCGAACCCACACTGTATAGACCCTTAATCTATTGCCTGCTGCCAGTTGGGCTACAGACGCATGAAAATTGGTAGGGAATAACGGATTCGAACCGCTGATCTCCTCGGTGTAAACGAGTTGCTTTACCACTCAGCTAATTCCCCTTTGTAAAATTTCTATTTTCATTACAACAAGTGTAATTACTTTTATGGATTTAAAATACGATTTATCAGAAATGCAAAGACTTAAAAATCTCGGTCACAATCATAAAGAAATCTCCGAAATAATAGGATGTTCTTATTATACTGTTATCTATCATTTAAACCCTGAACGAAAAACCAAACAGAGAGCGTGGTTTAAAGATAGCTATCATAATCAGCACTTATTAAGTAAAATGACAGCTTTCAAAAAATACGGCAACACGATTGACTTTTCTTTAGCTGATTTGTTGGAGCATATCGGAGATAATCCGACATGTTACTTTACAAGTCAACCAATAAATTTATCTATTCCCTCTTCTTATTCACTAGACCATAAGATTCCAAAGAGCCGAGGAGGATCTTCAAATCTAGATAACTTAGTCTTGACAACTTCCGCCGTGAATAAAGCCAAACATAATCTGTTGCCAGATGAATTTATTCAGCTTTGTCGCAGCGTAGCCCAAAATTAAAAATAAATCAAAAGTGTGCTACTACGCCAAAAGGAGAATATGCCTTACCGTTTCGGGGGTGCCTTATCACTATCCACATTTTCCCCACAGCACATCACTAATATATGCCACTTTACGGCCCGACATTATTTAGCATTTCGCACGGATTGGGTGCTTCGTCCTACTCTTTAAAGGTCACGATAAATCGTGAGGATTCTCAATCCGTGGCTGCTTCTAAGCCAACCTCCTTTTGATTTTGAGAATGTCTTATCCTGTGACAGTTTGCACAAAGAAGAACACATTTGTCGAGTTCTTTCTTCACAGAATCAAATTTTTTTGCTTGTTTGCCAATTGAAAAATCTTTTTTGCTAGGATCTAAATGGTGAAAATCATAAATAGATGGAATATCTCTTGATTCTCCACAATCAGCGCATTTTCCACCAAGATATTCTATAGCTTTTCTTTTTAAAGCCCTTCTTCGCTCGGCTGAAGTTTCTAATCTACAAGATTTGCAATAGCAATCCCAAGTATCATAAACTATACCATTATTATAAGCTTTTTGAGGATAGAAGTCTTTAGTAGATTTCACCTCTCCACAATTCTTGCATTTTTTTTCTTTTAAGTCTTTTTTTGACATATACTCATTATTACACGAATTTCATGAGTAATAGAAATTGGACGCGCCGACTGGACTTGAACCAGCATGAATCTGCTTTGCAGGCAGTGAGATAGCCATTCTCCCCACGACGCGATAAAAATTGGCATACCGTGCAGGAATCGAACCCGCGTTTTCTGTTTTGGAGGCAGTAGTCTTACCATTAGACGAACGGCATGTTTGAAATTGGTGCGGTGGCGAATCGTCACTTACGCCTTTGCTGGGGACTCCGAATTACCCCGTAATCTCCTTCTTCTTGGGCATTCCGAGATTTAATGCCTTTTAATTCGGTTTTATTTTGACTAGACCGCATTGAAAATTTGGTGGAGCTAGAGAGATTCGAACTCTCAACCTTATCCTTGCAAAGGATCTGCGCTACCATTGCGCCATAGCCCCAAATTAGACAGTTGGTTACTCCGAAGAGTAGAGCATATGATCTACGTTTTGTCAAACAAAAAACTCCCATATATTCACCAATAACGCTACTGCTATCGCGGGGATTACCCACAGTGTTTTGCGGAACAACCCGCTACTCTTCGCCTATTTTATTCACCTATGGCTAGTTGGTTGCCACTCCAACACGGCTTTTTAAAGTAAAAAAAATGGTGGACACAACGAGAATTGAACTCGCCACATCGTCATTGCAAGTGACAATCGCCCCCAAGGAACATGTGCGCCCATATATTGCCGTGAGAACCCTAAGCCCGATCTCTCGCATCATAATCAGTAATCAGGCGCGTTACTAACCTCTTGTGCTTTACGGCGAAATTGGCGGTCCATAGGGGGAACGATCCCCTTCCTCAAGATTGACAATCTAGTGATGCTTCCTTTACACTAATGGACCTTAAAATTTATTAAAACTGGTAGGCAGTGGGGGAATTGAACCCGCCGTCTCTTGATTCGTATTCAAGTATTCTTCCGTTATACTAACCGCCCATTGAAAATTGTTTGGAGGCCCGATGGAGAGTCGAACTCCAGTATCACCCATACCAAGGGTGCATAATAACCGTTATATGATCAGGCCGTTTTTTTGAAATCTGGTGCCTAGCTGCGGATTCGAACCGCATTAACATTTCCGCGATTAGCGCGTGGATCACCAAGCATCCGATGCCGAGGCAAATAAATTGGTTAGGTATATGGGATTTGAACCCATAATCTCTACATCCCAAATGTAGCGCGATAGCCAAGTTACGCTAATACCTATTTAAAATTGGTCGCGCAGGTGGGATTCGAACCCACGACGGTAAACACTCTTGTCCCCGCTACCTGATTCCAAGTCAGGCTCCTTACCAAGCTAGGCAACTGCACGATATGAAAATTGGTGCGTGTAGTCAGAATCGAACTGACATATCAACGTTGGCAACGTTGTATAATAACCATTATACGATACACGCTTTAAAAACACTTCCCGAATTACGCTTGCATCAGAGGCGCGGGAAGTCAATCGAAAATTGTTATCTAAGCCCTGAGATTACAGGCTAGGGCGACCAGTCTTTCATAAGATTATTAAGCAGCATTCCAAGCCACTATTTCCTTACTTATCCACTACCTCTCGATAGTATCCAGTCATCGACGCCATTTTATGAATCGCTGGCATTTGCGATTTACCGTTTACTCTACTCGATCATTTCTAGAACCTCGGAGGATGGCCGTCCTGCAAGATTTCCTTCTCTGATCAAACGCCTTGTGCTTTGCGAGCCAAGGTTCGCACAGAATTGCTTTCGCTTCTGTCTTAGTCGATTTTCGAGCGTTCGGGGTTACGTCTTTTGCTTTTAATATTTATACGTTGTTTAATATGCAACTGCCTTTACCCATTTGGCTACTCCCCCCGTCAAAGCATAAGCTGGATGCTCTGATGGCGGGGGAGGCTGGACTCGAACCAGCAAAATAAATGGAAACCTACGTCAATGTGCGCAACCACGCTGCTCTCAAAATCTCTCAAAATCAAGAATACAACACATCAACTAGAATCAGTATCGCTACTTTTTCATCGCAGTCAAGACTACCCTCGATTTGACTCTCAGGCAACCTCTCAGCATGCCATTCGCCTTTGTATCTCTACTCTGACTTATGACTACCCTTTGAGATTCATGCTTTCAGACCCATTTGAGTTTTCCTTTCAGAACCAGCTACATCGTTGACCTCACTGTTTTACTCTCTTCGACCCGTAGGCTTCAACAACATAAGTTTTAATGGCTTATATTGTCGTATCTCTCGGCTTGCTTGGTGGGCTAACTTAGCGAACTAAATTAGTGGGCGGTGTAGGAACCTTATCCCTTTCCCAGAATCGCTTCTGGATTATCCTGTAATGCCCCCAAGCGGGCAAATTTTTTATGATATTAAAGAACTTTTTACGAAGGAAACTCTTTGTTTTCCCAAGATCGCTTTGAAGAACTCTTAGTTCGTCGCGGCGATGTGATTGATTATGCAGATATTTCTGATTTTGTCAACCTGTTTTTTGAAAATTTGGTAGGCGCGGCAGGGATTGAACCTGCGTCTCCACCTTATCAAGGAGGTGCTACAACCACTCAGCTACGCGCCTATTAAGCACCAAACTGGTTCGCATATTAAGAGGCGTTTTGGTGACTGTCAAGAAAAAATTGGTTGGACTAGAGAATTTCGAAATCTCGACTTCACGCTTATCGGGCGTGCGCTCTGCCTCTGAGCTATAGTCCAATTATTATAGGGAATGTTCTGATTTGGTATTTTTCGCGCTCTAACCACTGAGCTACGCTCTCACCTATGGGCAGTTGCGGCAGGATTCGAACCTGCGCCTCGTCTTTAGAATAGAAGTAACCAACTCATGTCACCACTATAAATCTTTTAAAAATGGAGGCCCATGTCAGAATCGAACTGACATCTCCCACTTACAAGGAGGGTGCATCGCCATAATGCTTATGGACCGTAAAAATTGGCTGTGAGACAGGGACTTTCACCACTCCGATCATTCTTGCAAGAGAAATTGTTGATCGTGCTATAATTCGCTTCCCACAATTAAATTGGCTCCCAAGGGTGGGATCGAACCACCGACATACTGGTTAACAGCCAGTCGCAACTACCGCTGTGCTACTTGGGATTTGAAAATGGTGCAACAAGTGGGAGTTGAACCCACACGATAGCTGAGTAAGAGTCAGATGCCCGTCCGCTGTGGCTTTTGTTGCATAAAAATTGGTCAGGGCGCTGGGTAACGATCCCAGTTCTGCAAGTTAAAAGCCTGCTGCTTCACCATTAAAGCTTCACCCCGTTTGATATTCATCACATGTGATTTGCCCGCTATCATAGTCTGCCGAAGCATGTGACTTACTGTTGCGTTCACTATAGGCTCTTTTCAGATGAATGTCAATTGAAAAATTGGCCCCTGTCGCCCGTTTCGATCAGGCATCCTACTCGTCTTCAGCGAATCGTGCAGACCACTTACACCAGACAGGGATTGAAAATTGGCGGGTGCGGTAGGATTTGAACCCACGGGCAGCTTTCACCACCTTCGGTTTTCAAGACCGACGCCATAAACCACTCGACCACACACCCATAAAAAATTAGTCTTTTTGCTACTAAGCAAGTGTAAATACTTATATGAAAATTTGTAGCACTTGTAAAGAAGAAAAATCAGATAATTGCTTCTACAGCAAAGGAAAAGAAAATCGAACTAATTCTCTTTGTAAAAAATGTTTTAATAACTACTGCCGCGACCGCTGGATTCAGCGCAAACTCGACATGATCGACCATAAGGGATCTGAATGCGAAGATTGTAAATTGGTTGCGACAAATCAAAATTATTATCTTTTCGATTTCCACCACAAAGATCCGAAACAAAAAGATATGGTTTGGGAAAGAATGAGAAAGATTTCTTTATCAAGTTGTATTGAAGAAGTAAATAAATGCGCTTTGCTTTGTTGCATGTGTCATAGAACAAGGCATTTTTTTGAAAAATAAATGGCGGGGCTGGCAGGATTCGAACCTGCATCGTTCCCTTACGGTGCCACTGCTTAGAAGGCAGTTCCGATACAGCCCCATTAAAAAAATTGGCGGAAGCGGTAGGATTTGAACCTACGGGCCACCATTTGGCGACCTCTATCTTTCCAAGATAGTGCAATTGACCGCTCTGCCACACTTCCATAAAAAATTGGTGGGTTCTAGGCAGAATCGAACTCCTTGCCCTAATGGGAGGAAGGTTACAGCTTCCTAACAGCACCAGCTATTCTTATTGTTAGAACCCTTTAAATTTTAAATTTTTCAAATTTAGTTCCCAAGTTAATAGTATTTTTATTGCATTCGCAACTAGGTATTAAATAACTATTATTTGTATTTAAAACATAAACGAAAATATAATCGCAAGAATTTTTGTCAAAGTATTTCGCATAGTTTCTACTTTGATTTCCACCAGTAGATCGCAATCCAACCGAGGGTATGCCATATTGAGAAACAAATGATGTTGTTTTTACTTGAATTTTTTGAAGACTTTTATCTTCAAATTCGACAACTAAATCATAAGGTTGGGAATCGTTAATTGGAATAGAAACTGTTAATAAACGATTAGTAAAATATGCAATTGCAACTCCAAGCCCAATATTTCCTTTTTGTTTTGTATTCACAACAGTATATTACACCGTTTTAATAAAAAATCAAATAAAACTACAAACAAAACGCTTTTAACGACATTTAAGCTATCAGCCCTGTTAGATAGGCGGGCCTTCCACGACCAGCCCTGCGGAAGCTGGATCTTTTTGTTTATAAATTGGTCGCTCGCCTTTGGTTTTTCACCTGTAGGCTACCCGTGATCGCGACATGCACAGGCTCCAACGAGCGTTTGAAATTGCACGGTCTTTTCTTTTACATCAGGCGACCGAAACCCTGATCTTCATGGTTATGTTTACACTAACAATAAATTGGTAGGAGGGCTGGGAGTCGAACCCAGACAATCGAGCTTATGAGACTCGCGCAGCACCACTACTGCATGCCCGCCAATTGAAAATCATTTGAGGCAACAAGCGACAAGGGGTTTATTGGTTTCAAGTAATAGTTGAAGAAGTATCCCTTATCTAACAGCACTCAAAAATTGGTTGCGGGTGGGGCGCTTGAATCCCCCAGAAGAGAGCTTATGAGACTCCTGACTAACCATCTTGTCCTACCCACGATTGAAAATTTAGCAAGCTGACAGGTATAAATAGCTGTCTCTGCGTCTTTGCAGACTTAGTTGGGGCTTGCAAGCTCCAAACTGTATAGAATATCCTATCACAAACTCAACTCATTGTCAATGAGGAATTTTTAGATATTCTAAATTGGCACTCCCAGCGGGAATCGAACCCTGCGTTTCATGATTGAAAGTCATGTGTCCTGCCCGACTAGACGATGAGAGCATTTGAAAAATGATCAGTTACGCTTACTTAAAAACGTTCACAGAGGGACTGATCACTCCTCTTTTAGATTTTTTGTATTTAGTAGGTTTGTTTCACCCTAATCTCCCTCTCGGACTTTAGCGGCTTCAGGCGCTCGCTGCCGTTGATGTTTTGACTATACCAGACGTTCTGAATTTGTCAACGTCTTTTTTTGAGAAACTTTTTTTTTACAAAAAAAAACCAGCTTTTGACGGCTGGGTTGGGAAGGTCAATGATCTTTTTACCCCAACGTCATGCCGCATTCCACTCGCGATTTGCGAGTGACACGGTTTTTGTTGATGGAATAAAATATCTCATTTAAAGTTCTTACACCAAATTATAAATATTGGATGTATTTTTTCCAATTTTTTTTCAATTAATGTATAAACCCTTCCCATTCCTTTCGAATCTTTGGAGCATTCAGCATTAAAGCTGGAATTGCTGGAGCCGTAGGAATTTTCCCGTTTACGTCAAACCAAGGAGAGTGAGAACTTTTCTTGGTATTGCAAGGGCGACAAGCGAGAACACGATTTTCGTGATCATCTGTGCCACCTTTGCTTTTTGGCTTAACATGATCAATTGTCAAATCAGACAAAGGAGTTTTGGTAAGACAATACTGACAAACATAGCCGTGAATTTTCGCAAGATCAAAAAGACTCAATTTCTTCTTTTTAGGACGGCGAAAAAACTTGCTCGTAACAACGATAATTGTTGGAATTGGCCAACAAGCTTTAGCACTTCGCAGCACTGGCTGGTCATCGTAAAATTCTGCGGATGAATTCCATGAATTTAGAGTATGAAACAATGCTCCATTTTTATCCAACGCGGTTGCATGGCCCTTCAGAAGATGGGTAAATGCGGTTCTAGCAGTAACCGTATTGATTGGCTGCCAAGCATTATTTAAAAGCAAAGTTGTTTTATGATCTGAAGTTACAATATTCATCGCAGTTCTTGTTTAAATAATCTCCATCTATCGGAGTCAATTGATTTAATACCAGAATCAATATTTGTCAAGACTTTTTTTACTTCTTCAAAAGAATCGTAAATGTATTTATGAGGCAACATTCCTAATACCCAAAGAGGCGTATTCACTTTGCCGCCCTCGACAACAATAAAAACTGGCCTTTTCATGCGAACAGCCCAAGAAAGTTCTTCGACGGTTCCATAAGTTGGAATTTTTGGATTTAAATAGCAAATAATAAAATCGCTGCGATCAACCATTGACAAATCAAAGGATCTAACTTGCTTAAAATGTTGAGCGACTTCATCGTATTCTCCACTTTTCATCAATTCAAACATTCGGTCATGAATGTTCTCGTCTTCTTCTGGAGCATTAATAAATGGTTTTTTATAAGGATCAAAATACGTTACGCCAATATTTTTCAAGAAATCAGCAATATCTTCACGCCACAATCGACCATCGCCGTATTGCATTGGACCGATCAAATATGTTTTAGTTCCTTTTAATATGTTCATAGGTATTCTGCGCAGTTTTTATCTCCTGCGTCATAGAGAGTTTTCTCTGATTTTGGATAATCAGAAATTTGAGAATATGCAAGCGCAGATTTCATGATCTTTTGCTCTTTTTTATTGCCAAGAAAATAAAAGTATCTATGCTTTGGTTTTGGAGAGATTCGTTCAATGCCGTTTTGAGTTGCCCATTGAGCAGGATTTGTTATGCCCAATTTATCACGAAGAGTAATTGGGTGGGTAGGAATGCCATCGACAACATAAAGTTTGTCATGCGATAAAGTAGCGCCTGTATATATCCAATTTGTTGCTTGATAGACAACGCCAGAATGACCATGAGCCGAATCTGCATAGCTTACAATTGCGCAGGGCTTTGCAGAAAGAAGTTTGAAAGATTGAGAAATCAAAAAAGAAGCTGCGTTCTTATGACCAGAATCAACAACAAGACGAGTCAACTCGTAAAGACGGAAATCTCTATTTTTAAAAGCGTGTTTTTGAATTGCCGCAGAGGGCTGACCAAAACAACAAACTCCAATTAAAACATCATCTTTATAAAGACCAAATCCTTCCCAAAAGATTCCAAGCCTCCTAGAATAATGTTTATTTGATACAACTGCGTTTGCGATTTTTTTTGAAATTGGTTTGACAATCATTGCAATAGATATTCTTCGTCCAAGATGGTGCCATTATAGATCTTTCTAAAAAAGATGCAATCACTTTTTTCGCGAAAAACGTCAATTGTTCGATTGGTTATTTTGCAATATGTTTTTGGCTTTTCTCGATGCCCAGAATTTACCAAATATTTTGATGATTTTAAATACCAATTAAAATGGCAATTATTTTTATACTGAACTGGCAAATTAAAATGCCGAGCCATCAAATGAAAATAAATTTCATCGGGGAAACATAATTTATCAAGATTAAAAAATTTGCGAAATTTGATTTCGTTTTTTACAAAAACTTCTGCCGATTTTCTATCACAAACGAACCACTGAGAAACAAATTTGGCGTGAGATTTATCGAATGGATTTCTGCCCTTATCTTTTATAAGAGCATCAAGCCTAGATAAAGACCAAGATTCTTCCTTGGGTTGATTGCTAAAAGACAAAATAGGATAGCGATCAAAAATAATAGAATGCATTTTCTGCATTCCGTAAAGAGGACAGTGGCTTTCACTGATTAAAACAAATTTTTCATTTTCTGGATTTTGTAAAGCAAACATTAAAAGCCTGACGGTAGCCAACACTAAAGAATATTTGCCCCATTGGGTTTCGACTTTGTATTCACTTGGTATCTCAAACTTTTTGAAAAAATCGCTGAGAATAGGATTTTTATTATGAATATAAAGATTATATTTATCAGAATGCTCTTTAGAAAAGAAGCGCTCCATCAAATTTTCTTTATTAAAAGAAGAATTTGTCAAAGCAATGAAAGCCACTTTTTTATTCATCAACCCAAATCAACATCAATCTTCATTTTTGAAAGTTCTTCACAACGATCAACAATAAATTGCCGAGCTAAAGATTCAGACATTTTACGAAGATTAGAAATCTTCTTTGAAAAATTTACGAAATCTTTCGACTGGTTAATTTTAGTTTTGGATTCGTGATCGTATATAAACTCATCAAAAACTTCGTAACGCTTATTGATTTGAGCCTCAATAGGATCAATAGTAGTATTTCCAACTACATACCGAAAAATATCATTCGGGTCAATCTTTACTAATGGCATCACTTATTTCGAAGATCAAATACGATTTCGGAAGAAATCTCCTTATCATTTTCGAGCAGATGCTCGACAACGTAACCATTGGTTCGCTTTGCGCAATCTTTGGCCCAACCAAAACCGCCTGACAGTTCATTACTGTAAGACTGCTGATAATTGCCGCGAGAGTCATAAACCCGATACCTAGCCTTTTGCTTCATGTTTTTTGTTATTTATTTTTTTTTGTTTAATTGATCGGTGAGCAGTTGCTCTTTGATCGTGACGAATTCAGAATACTCAGAATCAGTAAAAATGTCAAGAGAAAAAATCTTCTAAATTAAAAATTAATTTCAATTGCAATTTTGCCTACGTTTACGTTATCGCTGATCAAACCTTTGATGATGATTGTTTTATTATTTACAAAAAAAGTTTCAGAGATTTCGATAATATGTTTTTTCTCGTCAATAAAAAGTTCGTGAATTTTCTGCTCTAAATGTTTAATCGAAATGTCGATTGATTGAGACAAAGAAAAATGAGTAAAGTTTTCGCTGATGCCAATGATTTTTGCTTTCATTTTATATATTAAAAAGTATATTTAAATTTTTCAATATCACGATAAAATATTTGCTCGACAAGTTTTCGCGATTTGTCATTGTAATATTGTTTATAGTAATCGTGTTTGCTAGAATTGATATGAGGCAATTGAGCAGGAATATGCTGCACCGCCAAATCTTTCAACATCTGTTCAAAAGATATTTGAAGATTTTCAAATCGTAAAATTTGTTTTGGTTCAAATGGTCCCCGCAACCATTCAGTTTGATCTTGCACTGGAAAAAAATCGCTGGCTTTATTTTCAAATTTTTCTTTTGTAATTTCGCAAAAGCGCTCAAATGAAGGTTCTTCTTTTAAACCAAATAGTTTCCATAATTGCATTTTATTGCCAAAGGAATACATAGACACAAAACGATCCCAAGGATTTCTAACAATAGCAAAAGAATGATAGTCAGAACATCTAACAGGAAGAATATTTGCAATCTCAGCAGGTTTGGCATGAGTAGGATCAAACCATCCTTTATACAAAGGCTTATTCAGGTTCTTATGAAACAAAGAACTATATTTATTAACTAAATTGAAAGCCCCCAAATGCTGATAAACAGAGGTGCTTGCATTTTTAGGAATGCGAATGAAAATTAAATGAAAGACCCACCTTTGCTGTAAAGGTGGGATAAGAAACTCGTTCATTTTTTGATTAATGTATATCTGATGTTGTCTAAAATATCAGACATCTTAATCAAAGATAACATGTCAAGTCTTCCTCTGCGTTGATAGCCAGTGTATAGAGGCATAGAAACATCAGTATTTAACTTTGTCAAATCACAAAGCTTTTCGCAAAGTCTCGCCAATGATTTTCGATTAACCATAACGAAATCATTTTCACGCTCAAATGCAATTAGATCTGCGGCTCCATAAAGCCAACCTCTTTTGCCCGCGACATTCTTGAATTCGATCCAGATCAAGTCATCATTAACCTTATCATCTTTACGTTTCACCTTCTTTCGAGACTTAACCTCTACAGAGAACTTTAGATTGTCGAAAGTCTCAATGTAGAAGTCAATGTGTTTGAATTGATCTTGCTTAGATGACTCCGTAATTTTCGATCCGCCTTTTTGAATAGCAGCAACGAAGCTAGACTCTGCATTTTGTCCTAAAGCGAACGAAGATCCTGTTGTGTCATATTTATTTCTATAAGCCATTATGTATTCCATAATACAACAATTTCTTGATTGTCAAGAATAATTTGCATATTTCGGTCTTTTTTGCTCAAAAAGTTCATAAAATGTTTTAATTTATGCTTTCTGGTTATTTGAGCGCGAAATGTTCGTATTTCGGGGTGTAAACTGCAAAAGAAAAAACGAAACTTTTTAAAGTTTTCGAGGAATCCAAAATGGTCGCCAAAAATGAATTCTATTTCTGCATTTTGATTATCTCTTTTGACAGCAACAAATAGCTTTATTTGACCTGCGACAGTTCCTAAATACACTTCGCAAATCTTGAATAAAAATTCAATATATTCTTTGATTTTAATTATTGAGGTTATGCGAGACGGTAAATGACAAAAATCATAAGGTTTAGATTTGATGCAATAAGATATGATCTTTTGTTTTATTTGATCAGTCGCTTGGTTTATTCGTTGAAACTGCATAGGCATTTAATTATAATATGGTGTAAAATAAAACATGGGACAAGGACAAGACAAGATTGCCGCAAGCTTATTAGACTTACAGCCTACAGCTATTATAGAATTATTTTTGCTATATTTCAATACTGTTGATAAAGAAGGCGTTTATATTGCATTTCATGGCGGATCTATTTTTTCTAAAAGCGTAAAATGGCAAGGAATTGAATATTTGCCTGTTCCAGTCGAATCTGAAGGTTTTGAGGTGAACGCCAATGGCCAAATGGCTCGCCCAAAAATTAGAATCTCTAATAAGGATTATTTCATGACTGATTTATTATTAAACAATCATGATTTGCAATTTGCGAAAATTATACGCAAAAGAACTTTTGTTAAATATTTAGACGATGTAAACTTCGACGGAGGTAATCCTTGGGGTCAAGCAGATTCAACAGCCGAAATCAGCAATGATACTTTTGTTGTAAGTCAGAAGACGGCGGAAAATAAAGTATTTGTTGAGCTAGAATTAACATCACCACTCGATTTAGACAATTTCGATATTAATAATCGCTTAATTTTATCTCGCTATTGTTCATGGTATTATCGCGGCAATGGATGCCGATACGCTGGCCCTCCAATCGAAACCGAAGATGGAAGAAAAATAAATTACAGCGGATTATGGCACCAAACGCAAAAATGGCAAACTGGCAAATCATTTAATAGTGGAGATTTAACTTATATCGAAAATCCTAAAATTATTGTAGATAATTCTCCAGTAAAAATTTGGTATGTATCTCAAACAGGTCATATTTCATCAAATCAGAATCAACCTGGTGCTAATGAAACATATTGGATGCGAGATGGGTGCAATAAAAAACTTGATGGCTGTAAAAAAAGATTTCAGAATTCTTTTATATGGACAGCTAATGTAACTCCCCAATCTATTTCTAATAACTATTTAAGCTTCGCTCATAAGAATGGATTTAATGGATACAATAATATTGCCCCTTTAGCGTCGGCAACTGCATCTAGCTACTTATCGGACGAATATTTGCCATCTAATGCAATCAATTGCAAAACTGGAGGCTCCTATTATTGGGCTAGCGATAGCATTGCTGCTCCCGATCCTTGGATAAATTTAGAATGGAGTTCTGCTAAAACTATCAATAGAATTGATTTGTATGATAGATCAGAAACTTCTACAAACTTTAACGCTGCTTATATTTCATTTTATAGTGGATTGAATCTTGTCGCGTCTGGTGTTCTATCAGGCATTCCTACTGATGGTTCTAAAATTACTTCTGGATTTGCTCCTAGAACTGTAACTTCGATCAAAATTAGTGGTAGTGGATGCAATGGATATTATCCAGGATTATCAGAAATTTGTGTATTTGAACCTACTGGCCTTGGACTATATAGTGATAACTTTTTAAGTGATAATATTTGCTCAAAAGATTATTGGCAAATCTCTAGTTGGATTCAATTTCCAAGTGGCATTTCGAAATCAAAACAGCCATTCAATGTATTGCATAATGTCAAATCAAATTGCCAATACAGCGGTATCAATTTATATGTTTCTGGGGCTGGGTCAAATCAAGAATTAGTTTTAAATTTTGCTACAGCTAGCCTAACTGGAACATTTTTAGCAACAGGATATGCTGTAACTCCAAAACAACTATCAATAAAATGGTCTGCTCAAAATATGGCTCCATTTCATATTATTTGTTCGGGCGGAACTTCTACTGGGTCACAACCAACATCATTTACAAACGGATTTATTTCTTTATCTGGCGCAGACCAAATAAGAACTTTTTCTCTTGCGCCTCCTAGTGGGAAAATCAAAGGATCAATTGTTTCGGGAGAATTCTTTGTTTTTAAAAATTCTTCATTCGATAATGGAATGAGTGATTTAAAATTTGGCATTAATGACTGGCAATTTTCCGAATCTCTTTCTACTCCAAGTTTAAACGATGGAACACCAGAATCAAATCTAAAAGTAACTAGTAATATAGTTTTTGGATCGACTGCAATATGGACTGGGAGTTTGGCTTATGATCGAAGCGCGTTCTTTGAAAGAAAAGATGATGCAAGTGATTTTACAAATGCCGCTAATATTGGATTAAAACCTAGAAAATACAGCGAATTATTTGATAGACATAAAAGCGGATTGTATGCTTGGTGGGATATGGACTTATCAAATACCTCTCCATATAAAGTTACTGGATCAAATAACTCCTCTAAGACTTTAACATTGAGCGGATCATATACAAATAGTATGGATGTTTTAGATACAGTTATTTATTATCAAAACAATAATACTGGAGCAGATTCTCCAAGAAGCTCTTTTTCTTATTTGCCTTTTGGAGGATTTCCTGGAACTGAAAAATATGGAAGATAAAATCGTATCTAAATCTATTGGTGAAATAAAAGATTTCATCATCAATCATTCTATGCGCAATTTCAATAATGAAATTTGTGGATTCATCGGGTTTGATAAAAAGCAGGAAAATTTTATAGCGACTATTGAAAAAAATGAATCTTCTGACCCTCGTTCTTTTTTTGTTATCAATCCAGCGAATTATTTAAAATTCAAAAATCAATATTCTTTATTGGGAGTTTTTCATAGTCATGTTGTAGGTGATGAAAATCCATCTGAATTTGATATTAAAATGTCCGAAGCTGCATGCCTATCATTTATTATTTTTTCAATTAATTCTCGCAAATTTTATGTTTATGATCCTAAAAACAAAGATTATGATGTAAAGATATTAACAAGGATAAAGGATAAGATTTTATGACATTAGTTAATTTACATGGCATTCTTGCTCAAGAATTTCAAAACTCTATGTTTTTTGAAATTAAAAAGCCAAAAGAAATTTTGGAGGCTATTAGTTCCAAATTTAATTCATTTAGAAAAAGAATGAACGAATTATCTGAACAAGGAATACATTATGGTATTTTAGTTAATGGCGAAAAAATGGAGCATATCGAACAATTGGACGTATGCAATAGCCCCGAACAAATAGATTTAGTTCCTATTATTTGTGGAAGTGGCGCGGTGGCTTTAGCGGTAGTCGGCACAGGATTAGCTTACGCAGGAACTACTGGAGCTATTTTAGGATTTTCACTTGGAACGGCTGCTAGTTTTGTTTCTAGCCTTGGGATGATGATGATAAGCATGGCCCTCCAAATGATGCTTGCTCCAAAGCCTGATAATAAACCTACAGAAGCAACTATTAGCGGAGCTAAACAATCGTTTTTAATAAGCTCAAAAGCCAATTTAGCAGAACAAGGAAGTCCTGTTCCAGTTGGATATGGAAGATTACGAGCGGGATCAAATGTAATCCAAACCACAATAAAATCTTATCCTCAAAGATACGATACAAAAGATGCTCTCGTCGGCTCCAAGAATAATAAAGCAGCATTAATAACAAATACCAAGGGTTCATGAAACACATATTTAATAAAAAAATCTTACAAGGTGGTGGCAAAAGCAAGCCAAAACCACAACCAGCAGTTTTAAGACCACCTGAAATTGGTAATTTTCAAGTTCTTAATTCTTATAGCGTAGTAGAAATTGTTGATTTGATTTCAGATGGACCTATTGAAGGATTAGTTAATCAAAATGGACAAGTTTTAGGTGCTGGCAAAAGTGTTTTACAAGGCGTTTATTTAGACAATACTCCAATCCAAGTAACGGATAAAAATTCTGAACAGCCGCCAAATACAGACAAAATTTTTGATATTAATATTGATAGCTTACTGAATCAATTAGGGTCTAGATTTTACGATACTGATAAAGAGTCGTATAAATATTATCAATTTTCACCTCCTAATGGATGGACTCCTAAAATGAATTTGAGAGCGCAGCAATCTAACTTGCTGATGTCTAAATATGTTCAAAAAGGAAGTAATAATTATTTTTATTCTTCTTTAACCGAAAAAAGTATCGGCCTTAGCGGTAAAGGATGGCAATGGATAGGAGATAAAAACAATCTATCTAAATTGTCTTATTTTTCATCGACAGATGTTAATGTTCCTGTAGAGATACACTATAGAAAAGACTCTTTATTTGCTTCGGGAACAATACTAAATCAGTTTTCTTCAGAATTATCTACAGAAATAAATTCTTCCGTAAATAATATTTTACAAAGAGATATTTGTTCTAAAGCTCAAGTAAATTTAGAAAATTTCAAATCACAATATTTTAATTCTCGCGACAGCTCATTTAATTGGAAATCGAAAAATGATGTATTCTTAGTTATTAAACTAGGTTCTTCATCCAATAAGAAAACAGTTAATTGGGGGCAGGCATCTTCATATGCAGCGGAAACTGCGAACGATAAAAAATTAAGTAATACTTTTTTTAACTTAGGAGATTTTGAAAAATCATTTGCATCTTCCAATATACAAGAATTTCTAGTTCCATATGTTGATTTGGCAACTAAAAATTATAAAAATCAAATATTTGGATGTTTGGTATTCAAGTTGAATGCGTATTCAAGTTATTACATAAATCCTAGCGATCCTAGCGAGCAATATTATAAAATATATCTAGACAACACTATACCATTTGCTAAATCAGGAACAAATTTAAACTTATACAAAGGAATAGAGCCAAATAGTTCGTCAAAAACAAGTAAATACAATTTCTTGAATATTTCTTGTGAATTTAAAGATGGAGACGAGCAGCAAGAACCTCTTGAACATTTCAAAAATATTTTTGTAGATCATGATTATAACACTAAATTGTTAGGCCCATTTAAAACAGCGTTTCAAGTGCAAAGAATCACTGATTTAAAAGCTGGAGATACAAGCAAGGCTAATTTAAATATACCGCTTGCAGACGCAATCAACTCAGAAGCAGAAGGCTCTCTTGATACTAGGGCTATTTTATTAGGCAAACAAGGAGGAACTCAAAATCAAGACTACTCTGATTGGAATGCTAAAAACTCTATTGATGAAGATGCAACAGCGGTAACTCATACTATTGAAAATCCAAATGTTAACGCTGTTTATTTAACGCTTGGCCTTTCGGCGCTGAGTGATACAGTTGAAATTGACAAACCAGCTTCCTTTACCTCTGACAATAAACCTGTTAAAGCAGGATCAAAAATACCATCTATTGTCAATATTAAAGTTGAATATGGAAAGATTACTAATGGACAAATTGATGAAACCACTAAAACAATTAGAGTATTTTCGATTTTGGCTTTGGTAGAAGGGCAAATGTTAATTGATTTAGGATGTCCAGATTCTAAAATATCATCTGATTTAAAATCAACAGTAAAAGAATTCGATTCTTCCAATAATGCTTTGCAAGAAATCGGAGAAGACGTTTTATTTAAATTGCCCGCTCTTCAAGAAGGCGAAAACTCTACTTCTACTAAAAGATATTTAAAAGTAACTAAACTATCCGCAGAAACAAACTCTATCTTAATCAACAAGGAAGTTTATTTGAATAAAGTTACCGAAATTATTCAAAATGATTTATCATATCCTTTTTCTTCATTAGTAGGAGTAAAAATTGACGCCAGATCTTTTTCATCCGTTCCAGAAAGAAGTTACGACTGTAGATTAAAGAAAATTCAAATACCCAAAAACTACAATCCATTAAATATCGACGGTTCAGATAAAAGGTATATTTCTAAATCAACAGATTATAATGGAGATAGTAAAATTTACGAAGGAGATTGGGACGGTCAATTTAAAGAAGGCTGGACAGATAATCCTGCATGGATCATATACGATCTCTTGACAAGCAAAAGATACGGTTTAGGCTCTTATATAGACGCTTCACAAATTAATAAATGGGAGCTTTATAAAATTGCTCGTTTTTGTGATGCAGTTGACGATGACGGATTTTTTGTTGGAGTCTCTGATGGAGTAGGAGGATTAGAGCCTCGATATTCATGCAATATCATTTTCAGAGAACAAACTAAAATATTTGATGCTATTAATGTCGTAGCTAGTCTTTTCAGAGGAATAGTATTTTTCAGTAACTCAGAAATTCACTTTTTAGATGATAGACCAAGAACTCCTATTGCTATTTTTACAAATAGCAATGTAAAAGATGGAGCGTTCAATTATACCAATATGCGCAGAGATCAGCAGTTTAATACTGTAGAAGTGGCATATTTAGATAGATTTGATAACTATCAAAGTAAAATTGAATACGTCCAAGATGAATCAGATATTAGAAAAAGAGGAATATTCAAAACAACAATAAATACTTTAGGAGTTACATCAAGAGCTATGGCCCGCAGAATAGGCCAGCATATCATTTATCAAACCATTAAAGAAAATCAAACGATTGAGTTTTTAGCTGGTTTGGAATCTTTATTGTGCCGACCTGGTGATCTAATCATAGTAGAAGATGAATTGAAGACAAGACAAGTAAATTATGGTCGAATTCTAGATATTAATTTGCCGCAAAAATATTTAACTATTGATAATTCATTCATATCAGGATCTTTTGATAATACAATTACTGTATATACGCCAACTGGATATTCAACAAATAAAGAACTAAATGATTTAAGCAATATTCAAAGAAATAGAACTGATTATTTTGACATCACAACTGGATTAATCAATTCAAGCTATAATTATTTGACAGGAAGATACTACTTTTCTGGATATGCGGATAAAATAATCAATGTAGATTATCCTTCTGGAATTCAATATCCTATATATACTGGCAAAAACTATTCTAATAATCAAAATCTGTATTGCTACTATTCAACAGGAGCCACTGGATTTATTTTCTCAACTGGGAAAATCTATCAAAATAATACACTGTATGATAAAATTATTACCCAAACTGGAATGTTAGATATTTTTAATGTAGTCGATGAATCGTCTTTATTCTCTACTGGGTTTGTTTATTCATCAGTTGGAAATTACAGATCAGCGCCTTCAGGCTCTATTTCAGGCTCTTTCAAATTTGATCAGAGCGAAGGTTACAAAGGGGCGCTTTCATCAGAAATTGAACAGTTGAATCATTCTCAAATTACCAAATTTGCGCTTACTGGCTATACCAATTTAGATTTTGGCTCGAAAGTGTATATTGACCAAAATGATATTAATGCAAATTTAGTTTCTAAAATTGCTCTCGGAAGTCCATATAGATTAGAAAGAAAAAATGCAACCGATCAAATCTATAAGATAATTTCAATCCGCGAACAAAATCAAAACGAATATACTGTAGTCGCTAGCAAATATAATACAGGAAAGTTTGAAGAAATTGAAAACTTTATTGCCGAAGATTTTCTTCCTAATACTTATTCTTCATCCCCAACGATCATCAACAATGTCGAAGTAAAAGAATTAGCCGCTCCAAATATTTTATCTTTTTCAGGAACCAATTTAACTTCAACTGGATTCTCATTGACTGCATCGTGGGAGAATCCAATTGGATTAACTGGAACTCAAATTAAATTTTATAATACTATTTCGAGTGAATATTATTCTGATATAGTCAACTCATCGACAAGTAATTATTTGCTAACAGGTCTTTCTTCATTAGGGCAATGGAAATTAAACCTAATTAGCTTAGGCGACGGAAGCTATTATTTGAATTCTATTCCAAAAGAAACAGGCGCTTTTGTAGCTTACTCTGGTCAATTAACTTCAATTGACAAACCTATTGTTTCTAACTTTTCAATTATTTAAATTATGTATGAATTTGATACCTATTTCAATCTAAATACTGGCGATCTTAATAATGTGTTTTCTGGTAGTGGAGTGCATCTTGAAAAAGATGTAACATTATCATTTTCTTTATTAGATCACCAGCTTAATGCCGTAGAAAATGATCAACAACTCATTGAAAATCCTTTGATTAATAATTTATCTTTTGATATTTTAGATATAAGCGGCAATTTAGTATTCCCAAATTATCTTTCTGGTGGAACAAGTAGATCTTTTTATTTTTCAGAAACAACGAATAGAAGTGTTTTTGGAGCTTATACCAAAGATTTTGGAGTGCGTTTAAAAATATCTAATTTTTTAGATAATAAAATATTTACTGGAGAATTTTATGTTTATGGAAATGTTCCTTCTATAAATGAGCCAGAATGTGTTGTATCTGATGGACAAGAGCCTTCTGGGTCAGATTCATCTGCTACTCAAGTATTTGACGAGATTGTTGTTGACTTAAAATTCGATAATAATTTTAAATATGTAAATTTTGAAAGATATGATATTTACGCTTCTACTGGAGATAACATTATTCTGTATGAAGATGCATCTATTCCTCCAAAAACAAATATTGATTTTTTATATTCCCAGAATATTCAGAATTTTGATAATCTTTTGTCCTTAAGAATTAAACCGTTTGGCCTTAATTATGATACTCCATATTATTTCAAAATTGTTCCATATTCATCATTAGGATCTGGCAAAGCTTTGTCCTTTGGCCCAAAAATATTTGCGAAAGAAAATCCCGCTATACAAACATCTATAGTTTCTAGTAATCAATTTGAACTATTCGATGGCCTTGAATCAATGAATTTGGATTATAAAACTGGACAAATTATTGGATCAAGTGCTTATCCAATTGATTTTATTGAAAGTGGATTATATCATACGCTAGCTTACACAGTCGAAGTTCAACAAGGTTCCGATTTTACTTCTTCAGAATTGAAATTAGTTTTGAATGAAACGGGCAATACTTTTGTTCAGAACGATATAAACAATATTGGCCAACTGACTTACTCAGTTGACCAATCTGGATTGTATTACGTCTTGAAAGTGGCAGGAGTTGATCCTACTGGGCTATACAAGATATATAAAACATCAATTTAATTCCATAATTTTCTTGAGAGATTCTAGGAATACTGGCTTTGCGTCTTTGGACAGCCTGCTATAAACCTTTTTGGCTCTTCGGTAATTACGGCGACTAATTTTGTCGGTAGGAGGGATAATTTTGCGGATTTTTTTTGCAGTTTTGTTGTTCATAATTTTCCTATATATGTAATGCAGTCTTCTAATAAACCGATTTTCTCATAAAATGATTTTACTTTTTCATGTTTTGGATGAGACTTGACAGTGGACATGCTGATAAATTTGAAGCCATTTTTTTTAGCAAAGCTTACTGCCTGTCTGAATAAGGCATATCCAACTTTTGGATTTTTAGATAGCCATAAATATTCAGAAAATATAAGCTCTCCAAACTTAACGCTTTTCTCATTAAAAAACATAATGCAAGAATCAAATTTTCCATCTTCCTTGTTAGCCCAAACAAATAAGTCCCAAGCTAATATAGAAGGATGGCCAAAGGCCGCTTTAATTGTTTCCGCGTTATGCTTTAACAATTTGTGGCCTTGGCTTTGATTCTCGTATTCAAAAAGAGAATCTAAATCGTCAATCAATTCATTGAATTCGATTGGATTAGTTATTCTTTTGATGTTCATTCACTATCTTGAGCAAAACGCGAGAGGTTTTTGCCGAAATGTCTTTGAACTCTTTCCAATTCTTTGCTTCTTCAAGAAGCTCCAGCACAGGCTTGTCTTGTTCATCATTAGCTTTCTTCCAAAGCGTTCTAAGAAATGCCTTGAACTCTTCAAAGGATAGCAGCTTCAACTTCTCGTTGACGGCTTTTTCAAGGGTTCCTTGCGCACTAATTGGAAGAGCATTAGAGACAATCAAATCTCCAATATCTGCCACTCTGTTTTTTGATTTGTCGATTTCGTCGGCTCCCACAATATGAATATTTAAAAAGTTTCTAACGCAGCGAACAAATGCTCTATTGCATGCGATAGTTTCGAGGAATTTAATGCAAAAGTCGTCGGTATTATCAGCGGTAGCATTACCGACATCCTGATAAATCAATTCTTCATTATTTGTTTCGTAGTTTTTCGCCCATTGAATTTCACATTTCGCGACGACATAAGAAGGCGAAGGATGAGAAATATCGTAATTGACAGAAAGAAATCCTCTCAATTTGGCCAACTCCTTGAGTCCACCCAACATAATAAGCAATTGCTTATCATCGAGTCCTTCAATAGAATCTGGAACAGCCTTCTTGCGAATTTCAAACCAATCTTTATTCGCATAAAGAAACTCTGGCTTGATCATAGCCCTCCAATTAATTGAGCCGTCGTCGTTAAAAACATACGATACTGAATCAATTAACCCATATGAATTGCGCTTATATTTATCCATTGGTCTTTGAGGATAAGCGACTAAAGAATCCACTTTATTATTTTGTTCTTGCATAAATATAAAAATGATTTAGCTCTTCTAAGAGCAACTCATTATCTTCTAAATTGAAGTTTTTGTCAATAAGATTCTTTCTTTGCTGCCAGTGATATTTGCTAGGGTATGTTTTGCCGTTTGCAAAAATAATCTTTGAAGAATTAAAGTATAGCTTAGAAAAATCTTTACAATCTTCAGGCAACATATTTTTATTTGATTTAAAATATAAATGCACAGAATGATCAAAAAACTTTTCTCTGATTTTTGGAAGATCTGATTCATTTTCCACTAATAAAGTAACTGATATATTCAAAGACGACAATTGTTCTAAATATTCTTCTGACACAGGAGAATCCTCAGAGACAATAAAAGAAATACTTTTAATTTTATTGGCAAATGAACGGCAAAACTGCAAAGGAAGGAGTTGCTTCGAAAAAATCGAGTAAGTATTCAAGAAATTGCACCAGTTGGAAAAACAATTCGAATCATATTCATAATCCAATCGAATAAACACAATTTGATTTTTTAATTCTTCAATAGGCTGAAAAAAATTTGGAATCAATTCTGTGACTTTATTAGAGTAGTAATCTCCAATGAATTTTGTTTCCAAAGGAATCTCTGCGTGAATAGAAAGCTGTTTTAGTATTGCAGAAGCAATTGTTTCGGGTTTGATTTTATTGATGGAATCATTAGAATCTGCCGCATTTAAACTTGGCTTTACTTTCCATGGAGCTTCAATATTTATAGATTTTTTACTCCAATAACCTTTTGAGACATTAGCGTAAACATTTCCGAAAATATTAACTAACGGGATATCAATAGAGCTTGCATAATGAGAGAAAATGTTATCTACGCCAATATGAAGTTTTGATTTTGAAATGATATATGCTGCATTTTTAAAATTCAAATCCAAAATTCTTGCATCTACATTATTTAATTTTGGGCTTTTAGAAGATCCTATTTGGAGTATTTTGATATCCTGTTTATTTAAAAATCCCCTGATCATATCTATTACGATTTCGTAATATTTATAGCTTTTTGATGGAGATTGATCTTCTAAACAAATAGTGATATAATTATCATAAATCAAAGGCCAAAAATGTTTTGACACCATTGGTTTAGAAATTTTTACTCCAAGATTTTTTGCGTATTCTTCGATTAAATGGCTCATTGTAAATTAAATTGAATTTTGTCTTTTCCGTTGTGGATATAAGTAACATTCTTTTGAGTTGCGACTGTCGGGAAAAATGCCAAATCAAAATATCCCTCATGATCATGAATGCCCTCTAAAATAGCGGGGCTATCAATTGATTCAGAATAAGCAATGCACTTATGAATATATAAATTGTCTTCAATCAATTCAAAGTATTGAGGCTTGGTAATAATATAGATATTATGATTAGGGTATTCTTTTTTTAAATTTTTAACCAAAGAATTAATCATCAATACATCTGTAGCCGACTCTGGAACAACTATAGCGATTCTTTTTCCTTTATCCTCTTTATCTAAAACATCTTCAAATTCGACAGGCTTATTTAATTGCGAATTCAAACAAATATTTTTGATGTGATTAAAAAACTGTTCTTTAGACAGCCCTTTTGACATTTCAGAAAGCCAATGCTTGGTGATCGTGCTATTTTTGTCAATAGATTCATACAGCATATTTTTATGCAAATCAATAATAAAATCTTGATTGCTCAATGTCATAATAGGCTCATAAAATGCATTTAATTTTTTAGGCTCCATCGAAAAATCGTAATCGACTGTTGGCATTGAATCAATGATTTCTTCTAGCTGTTTACCAATAGCTTCAATCGAGCATTTATCAATTACAAATTGGCGAGCTTTTAAACCCCACGCAGCTTTTTCAATAGAAGACATTTGATAAACTTTCATCAATTGTTTAAAAATACTTGTTGGGTCAGTAGATGCTTTAATAAACTGAGTTCCAGGTTCTCTATATTCCGCCCAATCAAGCGGCAATGCACCGCTTTCATCATCACAGTAATCTACTCCACAGGAATAATTTGTGACAAGTGTGATAAGCTCTGCAAGTTTAGCTTCTTGGATGGGGATTTCTTGACCTCCGCTAGTGAAAGGGTGACAATAGACATCCATAAGATTGTAGATTTGATTAAGTTGTTTCTCATTGACTCCTTGGTTAATGTTTGTTGTATTTACGGTTTTTTTAGATCCGCAGAATTTGCAATCTTGTTCTTGGCCAGAGAAAGGTCTTATTTCATATTGTTTGCATTTTGAGCAAAAGTATGTAGTAAGAATATCGTTTGGATTGATACCTTTCTCTTCTATAAGCTTTGGAATATCCCATCCTTCTGACCAATGAGTATGAAGCAAAAGTTTAGCTTCTGGAACTTCGTTTTTAAAAAGCTTAAAGCCATCCAACATATTTGGCACACTTTTTCTAAGCTGATTCCTAAAAACAAATCCAATAATAAACTCATTAGAAAGCCCGAATCTCTTTCTCAAAGACTCTCTTTTATCATCATCGAATCTATAGAACTGATTTACGTCGAGACTTCCACGCAACGTCTTAACATGATCATAACCCATGTTATTCATCGCTTTTTCAGCGAATGACGCCCACACATAATAATTTTTGACTTTTGGCGCTGCATCAATAGCAGACTGAAGAATAGGAAGACTGTCTAATGTTGTCCAAATCATTGTATTGATTTTGTTCCACCAAGGTTTTTGATAAAATCCATCAAAGGCCCAAATATCTTCAATACCAATATAAACATCTGGCTTAAATTCTTTGATTGCTTTGTCGATCATCAATGCGCCATATCCAGCGGCTCTTTGTTGATTAGGATCTTTGATCTGCATAAAAGTGGCAGCATCTGGTAAAGACCCAACACACTTCCAAGGCATTCTTTCCATTTCTGGATCTTGCCAGTGGCGACCATTAGCCAATTCTACAATATTGTATTTACCAGTTTTAAACAAGTAGCGCAAGATATTTTTCTTGTGCTTGCCAAATCCAGTAAAGGCTTTGCAAAAATTACTATGTATGAGTATCGTTTTTTTATTCATTCGGCTTTGCTGAATTGTAACTATTTACCGCTCTGAAATCAAAAGTTTTTCCAAGCATTCCTTTGAAAAACTCTCTTACAGCATAAGCTTCACCCATTTCCATGCCGATGCCAAATTTTGCGGCAGAGTTTTTAGTTACAGTTAAAGAAAACGCCTTTGTGCCATTTTGTTTGGTATAAGGCTTAAATGAGATGGTAGTCTTATTGTCTTCAAAAGTATGAAATGCACTATATTCAAGATAGTTTTCAATAGCATAAATAAATCCACCAAGTTCAAATTCGTTCAATTTAACGATAATTGTCTTTTCTGGATTTTTTGCGTTTTCTGCAAAAGAGCCATTCTTGGTCTTTTCATTCCAAGAGTGCTGCATAATAGCATTGATATATACACAAGGCTCTTTTTCTTTTCCAGTTCTGCCAACGTTAAATGAAAACGCGCAGCCAGTGTTTTTAGAATTCGGTTTGTAGAGTTGAATCATGGTTGATTCTAATTATAATTTATTGATTTTCTATTGTTTTTTAAGTGTAATATTGTTTGATGAGTGCGGCATATACAGGCATAAGTATTGAACAAAGATCGTGTTTTAATTTGACATTGACTATCCAAAAAAATGGATCAGTTTATAATTTAAGTGGAGTTTCACTTACAGGTCAAATCAGAAGAGATTTTGATAACGAATTGCAAGCTGTATTCACAGCAGAAATTTTGAGCATTCCAAGCGGTATAGCCAAAATCAGTTTAAATGGCTCTCAAACAGAAGCTATTGATTTAGCTCCTTGTAGCTGGGATTTATTCGCGGATAAAGAAAATGAATGCCCAGATAGACTTATGTATGGACCTGTTTATTTAACTAAAAATATCACCAAAAATACATGAGCGATCAAATTGTCATAAATGTAATTCAAGAAGCGCCTATCAATCTCGGTATTAATGATACTGGTGAAAACATTAATTTAAATCCTTTGACTTTAAATCAAGGGGTTATTAATCACTCAGTCACTCACCAATCTGGCGCAAGTGATGAGCTTTTACATAATTTGCTTGGCGGATTGAATGGCGGGCAATCGGGACAATATTATCACCTTTCTTCTGGGCAGTATTTTAATTTGGTTACTGGTAGTGTAGTTCGTCCATCTGAAACTGGCAACTTCATCACTACAAGCCAAACAGGAGCTTTTTACCCGCTCTCTAACCCTTCTGGGTTCATCACTGGCGTAGATCTGTCTGGATACGTCACAGGCGACGTTGTGCGCCCATCTCAGACAGGAAATTTCATTACCACAAGTCAGACTGGAGCATTTTATCCACGCTCAAATCCAAGCGGATTCATCACTGGGGTTGATTTGTCTAATTATGTAACAGGAGCAGTAGTTCGTCCATCTGAAACAGGCAGCTTTGTCACTGCAAGTCAGACTGGTGATTTTTATCCATCTTCCAATCCATCGGGTTTTATCACTGGAGTTGATTTGTCTGGATACATTACAGGTGATGTAGTGCGACCATCTCAAACAGGGAACTTTGTTACTATAAGTCAAACTGGCGATTTTTATGCAGCATCTAATCCTTCTGGCTTTATTACTGGAATGGATTTATCAGCATATGTCACAGGTCAAGTTGTTCGTCCATCTGAAACGGGCAATTTCATTACCACAAGTCAAACAGGTGGATTTTACGCTGCATCTAATCCCTCTGGATTCATAACGGGCGTTGATTTGTCTTCTTATGCTACTAAAGCTTATGTTACTGGCGCGAGCGGCTCTTTGCAAATTCAAATTAATAGTTTGAATGGCCAAACAGGCTCATATGTTTTAGCTTCTCAGACTGGTAACTTTATTACAGTAGATCAAACTGGAGCGTTTTATCCGCGCTCTAATCCATCTGGATTTATAACAGGTGTTGATTTGTCAAATTATAGCACAATCTCTTATACTACTGGTATAAGCGGAAGTTTGCAATTGCAAATCAATAACCTTGCCTCTCAAACTGGATCTTATGTTTTAAAAAATCAAACTGGCGATTTTATCACTTCTTCGCAAACTGGAGCATTTTATCCCGCTAGTAATCCATCTGGATTTATAACTGGAATACCTGACATCGTTTATACGACTGGTAATCAAGATATTAGCGGTTTAAAAGATTTCCAGACAAGACCGACTGTAACTGATATTCCAGTTTTAATTAGTGGAGATCCTGTAGATATAATTCATTTGTATGGCAAAAATGATCAAGGTCAAACAATTTACAAAGGCCAACCTGTTTATATCAATGGGGCAAATGGAGCAAATCCTTTGATTTCTTTAGCTTCCAATACTGGAGAAAGAACTTCATCAAAAACAATTGGATTATTGGCTCAAGATTTAGCAATTAACGAATTTGGCTATATTATTACAGAAGGAACACTAGAAGGCTTTAATACAAGCTCTGGCGCGGCTGGAGATCCAATGTGGCTTGGAACAGGGGGCAATATCATCTATGGAACTGGAAATAAGCCTTATGGAAATAATCACTTAGTTTATTTGGGGATAGTGCTTCGCTCTAGTAGCAACAATGGAAAAGTGTATATTAAAGTCCAAAATGGATTTGAAATAGAAGAATTGCACAACGTATATGCAAAAAATGCACAAAACAAAGATTCTTTAATTTATAATTCTGCAAGTGGAGCATGGATAGCTAGACAAATTAATACTGAAGATGTTTCTGGTTTATCAAATTATGTAACTGGCGTCAGCGGTTATTTACAAAATCAAATATCAGATCTAAACAATGCAACAGGCTCTTATGCCACAATAAATTATGTTTCAGGAATAAGTGGAAATTTGCAAAACCAACTTGATGATTTAAGTGTAAAAGCAATAGCTTACGCGATAGCGCTCGGATAAAAAATGAAAAAATTAATTACAAATTATCAATTTAATTCAGCCAATGGACAAATCACATTTGTTGATTATTTGTCTATAAATTTATCTAGCGTATTATTGATTACCAATACAACCGATAATATCATCATTTATAATTTCGCTTCGCCACCTTTAGGCGCGACTGTATCTGGCAATGTATTAGATTTGAATTTTGATACATCAAGTATGTCTGATACTGATTCATTACAAATTTATTATGATGATACGGAAATTAATGCTGCTACAGAAGAGACTTTGAGCGCTTTGCAAGAGCAAAATATTTTGATGCGCCGTTTACTAAAAATGAGCGAATCATTATCAGTAGTTGATACAAACCAAAGACAGCGTGTAATTGTTGAAGGGACGGTAACAACATCTACATCAAGTGTAGTTAGACCTGTCGATTCTACAAGCAATGCTATTTACATAACAAACGGAAATGCGGTAACTTCATATATCGCTATACCTGAATTTTGGAAATATGTAGATACCTCCCGCCTTAATTATCAACAAGCCATCAGATCAAATTTATCTTTTTCTTAATATATGAGTGTAACAAATAATCTCAAAAAACAAGTTGACTTGCCAATTTTTGAATGGCTTCGTCCTTTACCTACCGCAGTTAGTGCGATTTCGGCTTTAACCAAATCAACTTTAGATAGCGATAAAAGTATTTATTATTTAGTTGGAAGCACTTTTTATAAATATGATACAATTGGAGATTCATGGCAGCAATTAGCAAGTCCAGTTATTGGTCCATCAGTATTATTAGAATTAGGTTACTCTCCATCTGTAGGGCATTATGGAAGAGCTATTTCAAATGGAGGAGCAGCTAATACTATAGAATTAGCATGTTTCAATAACAATGCCGCGATCGGCAAAAAAATAAGAATTATTTCTGGAACTGGCGCTGGACAAGAAAGAACTATTACATCAGTTTCTGCGCCAATTGTAAAAGATAGAGGTATGACAACAGCGGCTTCTACTTCGCAGATAATTGATGCGACCGCTTCTCCATATATTAAACAATGGAAAATAAATCAATATCGAGATTATCAAGCCAGAGTTGATTTTGGTGGCGGTGCTACCCAAATTAGAAGTGTATTATGGAATAATAATAACACGCTTACTTTATCAGATCCAGCTTTTCATACTTTAAATACATGGTGGGGTGGAGTTTTAGCAACTTCTACCGCAGCGGGGACAAGTTTTTATCAAATTGAATCTAATATAGTAACTGTAGATACTAATTGGTCAGTTCAGCCTGATTCAACTTCCCAATTTGTTATTTTAAGTGGAGGGATCTGGTGTATAACAGTGTTAGGAACTACTTCTTATGCACTTCAATATTATGATATATTAGCTGATATGTGGTATATTAAAAGCTCTCAATCAGTGGTGCTTCCAACTGCATTGTCAACTGACGTATCATTTGAAAAATTTACTGAAGAAGGAGGATCTTTAATTTCTGGAACAGCAACAGGAGGATCTGCAAGAACTTTAATAAATACATCTGCATCATTAACTCCATTGAAATACAATAATTTTCAATTAAGAATCACTGGAGGAACTGGAATCGGACAAGTAAGAACAATATTAGCTAATACTGCTACAACATTTTATTTGACAAGAGATTGGAGTGTTGCGCCAGATAACACATCTACTTACGCTGTTTATCGAGATTGCGACAAATTAATGATTATTGGAGATTCCAGATCAACAATGTATCAATATAGTATTGAAACAGATCAAGCGTCCTCATCCAAGCAATTTGATTTCGGAGTTCCAAGATCAGCTAGCGCAACACAGTCTGGATTAGAACCAATTGGTATCAGTTCTATAGCCAAAACAACTGGTGGTATTGCTTCATTAAATAGCACGCCAACAGCAGGCGGAACTGGTTATTTAGTTGATCAAATTTTAACAATTACTACAGGTGGATCATCTGGAACAGCGAGAGTAACATCAGTTAATCCTGCAAATGGCGCTGTATTATCAGTTGCATTAGAAACTGCTGGTCAAAGTTATACTACTGGAACTGGTAAAGCTACAACTGTAAGCCCTAGCGGTGGAACTGGATGCACGTTAGAAATTTTATCTATAAGCGATATTACAACAGTTACAACTGGTGCAGTTCATAATTTTAAAATAGGAGATACTATTACAATAGCTGGTATAACTCAATCAGAGTTTAATGGATCAAAAACAATTATTGGTATAGGAAGCTCATTAACTTTTCAATATGCAATCACAAGTTCTAATTCTCCGACAGTTGCATTATCGCAATCGGCCACAGCATTAGTTGATATTAGTAAAAACTGGGTAACAAATGAGCATGCTGGTAAAATTCTTCAATTATGCTTGACTCCATCATCGGGAAATGGCGGCGCAACCACAACAGCAAGACGTATTTTATCAAACACATCAAATACATTGACGCTGGTAAGTGGAACTGTCCCAATTAATGGACAAATGCGATATGTTATTTTAGACTCAAAAGCATTTGGCATTGAGCAATCAATTGGAGCTAAAATTGGCAATGGCACTTCTGGATTTGCTACATCTGGAACTACAACTTCATTAACCGATTCTAGTAAAAACTGGCCAATAAATTATTGGTCTAACCTGCCAACTCAATCAGCATTAACAATATCTTCTTTTGCAAATGGTGGAACAGGATTAACTACAGTTACTGTAACAGGAACTCATAACCTAAATGTTGGGCAAAATATTACTATAGCAGGAACTACAAATTATAATGGAACTTATGCAGTGACATCTGTAACTTCATCAACTGTATTCACTATAAGCAAATCTTACGTAGCAAATGATGCTACTGGAACTGCGACTCTTGTTAATGGCAGAAAAGTTAGAATCATTAGTGGAACTGGTGCAGGAAGTGAATTTGCCATTACGTCTAATAGCGCAACAACATTAAACTTTTTAGCACAAGGATTTACTCCTGATACGACGACTCAATACATAATCATGGAAAATTATGGAATTGCATCGAGCGGATCAACTACAACATTAGTTGACTCTTCTCAAAACTGGCCAACTAATACATTAGTTGGAAAAAGAGTTAGATTTGTCGGGGCAACAACATTAGCTACTGAAGCAGCTATTACCGCCAATACAGCCAATACTCTTACTTTTGCTCTTGTTGGTAACGCTCCTGATCAAAATACCCATTACTCTATATTAACAATGCCAGCTTCTTCAACAGGAATCAGCATTAAATGTATCACAAATACATCAGATTCCTCTCTAAATAATAAGTATTTATATTTCTGGAGAGGCGGTAGCCCGAACCTTATGAGATATGATTTGGCAAGTGAAATAAATGAATTTATTACATATTTCCCAATGACAGAAACATTCTCCACTGGGTCAATGTTCACTTATGATGATGTAGATCGAATTTATCTTCAAAAAGATTCTACTGGTCGTATTTATTATTATGATATTGTAAAAAATCAAATTGTTCCATTTGCTACTGTTCCATATGGTATGGGAACCGCTTTAATTGGAAATAGAATCGAAATCATTACAACTGATGATGGCTTGAAATATCTTTATTTACCAAGACACAGTTCTCAAGAATTTTGGAGAACATTAATTTTTACCTAATATGAATATTCAGACATTAATAGATCTTCTTAAAAATAAAATCTCATCCCTGCAAAATGAAAAAAATTCTGCATATATGAGAGGAGACATCGAATCTTTCGATAGATTAAATTTAGAAATAGAAGAAGTTGAAAAGATCGTTGTGAAATTACAATCATGATTCTTTGCCAATCAAAGGCTCTAACATCATATTGTAAACGAATTCATGGTATTTACCAATAGCTGGCATTCTAAAGAATGATGCGCTGTTTTTTGAGAACACCTCAATAATAGAAAGTATTTTTGCGGGTCTAAATGAAGAAAAGATATAAACTTCTTTTAAATAAGAAACAATCAATTCTATAAATACGAGCCGAATCATAACATCATAACATGATCTGTATTCTTGCCAAATTTCTTTTGTCAAAGATTCGGATCGCAATTTTAAAAATGATGATAACATTTCTTTCTCTTTATTTGAATCTAATCCTAAATAAATAGACAGCCTTGCTAAATCTAAGAATTGATTGCCTGCGTAGCAATCTACAAAGTCAATCATCTTGAACATTCCATTACGAGTCAAGATATTTGAAGGCTGTAATCTACCATGACAAAATTCATCCTTCTTCACTAAAGAAGGTTTAGACAAACTATTGATTTCGTATTTTACTGAGGCAAGCAGGTCTTTTAAAGCATCAAAGTCGTAGTAGTCCTTCACTGCTGCCAATGCATCTTCAGGAAAGTTGTTTAATTCTGTAGATGCATAAAAAGAATTCAAATATTCGAAAAATGAATGATCAGCATTTTTGTCTTTTATTCTAGCGTAGCAATTAAAAAAAACATCCCAGTTTTCTATCAAACTTGCGAGTCCAAAGTCTTTAACGTTCTCCGCAAATTCAAATGATATTATCGAATAATGAAGAATATCACCGAATTTAATTTTCTGACAATCAAAGATTTTTGGATGCGCTAGAGATGGCTGCTGTAATGCTTGCGCTTCATTTTTTAATGAAGTATTGTTGGGATCGAAACTGTATTTAACACAGTATCCGATGTTGTTCTTGACCACTAAATAGCAGTCGTATTCATAATTAGAAGATAAAAATTCAATAGAATCAAACTCCTTGATTTCGGAATTCTGGATTAAATGAGCAACAATTTCTTCGCCGCCGCCAACATCATCTTGTTGAGCTTCAAAAAGAAAGGGTCTAGACTTATAAATTGATTCAAAATTCATATTTTATAATACAAAAAAACCCCAGTCTTTCGACTGAGGTTTTCAAGGATAGATGATTATCTTAGCCCAACTGAAGACTTCCCATTGAGAAGCTCTTGAGACTAGTCTTGTTCAATCTACGATGGAGAAAACGATTTCTATCATAGATAACAACAGTGCTTGGAGTTTCATTGACAAATTGAGCGTTAATGACATCTCCAGACTTGGTGGTTAGACCAAAGAAGCGACCCTTACTGCCCTTCATTGCACCAACGATATTAGCCTGATTCTTGTTTTGATTTTTCTTACTCATATGCAGGTATATTAGCATAGATTCAGTTCGCCGTCAAGAATTTTTGCAGAGATATTTTTCTTCTTAGGATTATTAATAATAAATTTTGACAAAGGAACCTCAAGCTTTTGGCGAACGATTTTCTTTACTTGGCGAGCGTGTTCTTCTGAGTTTTTATGCAAATCAAATAAATCTTCTCCAGTAAATTCAAAATTTACAGAAATACCCTTTTGATTCAGATTTTCAACAACTTCAGAAAGCTTCGCATCAAAGATTTTCGCAACAGATTTTTTATCAAGATTTTTAAACACTACCACCTCATCAATACGAGAAATTAATTCGGGAGGTAGCATTTTTTTGACGGATCTTTCGTAATTTTCTTCTTCTGTAGTTTGCTCTGGAACAAATCCCATTTGTTTTTTAGAACTTGTATCCGCTCCAATATTACTTGTAAGAACAATAATGCAGCGAGAGAAATCAATAGAACGATTCAAATTATCATTAATCTTTGCTTCGTCCAAAATCTGCAACAACAAATTCAAAACATTAGGATTGCACTTTTCAGCTTCATCAAAAAGAATCAAGCTGTTTGGATTTTTTCGAACAAATTCAGTCAATAAGCCTCCATCTTCATAACCAACATATCCAGCACTTGCGCCAATAAGTCGAGATATTGATGTTTGTTCTTGATATTCGCTCATGTTCAATTGCAGAAAGCTCTTTTCGTTACCGTAGAATTCTTTCGCAATCTGTTTTGCCGCAAATGTTTTTCCAACGCTAGTTGGTCCAACAAAAAAGAAGCTTGAAATTGGTTTATTTTTATTTTGGAACCCAGCTTTTGCGCAAGAGAGAATATCATAAATTTTTGAAATATTAGATTCTTGGCCAAAGATGTTTTTATTGATATTTTCTTCAAATTCTGCAAATGTTTTATTTTGAGATTCTTTAATTGTTTTGACATCTACATTAATTTTATCAGCGATCACTTCGCAAACATCATCAATAGTAACTTTTACTTTATTTCCAGAAGAACGAATTCTCGCTTTTGAAGCAGCTTGATCAATTACATCAAATAGTTTATCTGGGAATCTTTGGTTTGGCAAATATACCTGACACATCTTTGCTGCAACATTAGCGATTTTGTTAGGAAAGGAAACGTTGTGATGCTGTTCATAACTAGGCAAAGAAGTTTTCAGCATTTTTAACACATACTCCAACTCTGGCTCATCGACATTGACAACATGAAAACGGCGAGCGAGCGCAGCATCCTTTTCAAAGTATTTTTTATACTCTGTAGAAGTTGTAGCTCCAATACACATAATTTCTCCGCGAGCTAATGCAGGTTTTAGCATATTCGCCAAATCTTGCGATCCTTCGCGACTGCCAGTGCCAATAATTGTGTGGATTTCGTCAATAAAAAGAATACCATCTTTTCTATTCTTCAATTCTGTGAGCAATTTAGAAAAGCGCTCTTCAAACTGTCCTCTATATTTTGTGCCAGCAACAAGAGATCCCAAATCTAAAGCGAAGATCTTCTTATCTGCTAGAGGCCCGTTATAATCTTTTTGTTCGATTAATTGAGCAAGACCTTCGACAATACTTGTCTTGCCAGTTCCAGCTTCTCCAATTAAAATACAATTGCTTTTAGTCTTCCTGCAAAGAACCTCTTCAATCAAGGAGATTTCTTTATCTCTCCCAGAGATTCGTGGAAATGATTCTGTATTTGCTGTCTGATTAAACAGGGCGCAATACTTTTCCAAATAAGAAGTCGAAGGATCATCTTCTTCATCATCTTCATACTCATCATCGTAGAAATCTGGCCCAAAATCAAAAGAGCCGTCTTCTCCAGAAATAAATGCTAAGGCAGATAGTTTTAAATGCTCAGTATCAATATCATTTTTCAAAAGAAGCTCGGAGAAATTTTGGTCCTCTTCTAAGAATGAATAAATTAAATGTTCGGTTCCAACATACGAATGTTCATATTTATTAGCGACTTTAAAAGATTTTCTGATCAAAGAATTAATTGATTCGCAAATTCTATAAGGAGCAGTCGCGCCGATGAATTGATCTGGGTTTTTAGAAGCAAACCTATTCAGTAAAGTTTCGATTGTCTTTGCTTCTAATTCAATGCCTCTGGATTGAATAAATTCCAGAAATGCAGAGTTAGCATTAGCAAAGCAAAGATAAAAAACGTGAATTGAATTGGCTATATTGTGACCCTTTGTTTCCACAAAAGGCTTTAGTTGATCCATTGACCTGCTGGCACTGGATGTAAATTTGATTTTATCAACGTCCATCATAATATTTTACACAAGTTATTTTACTTCTGAGAGCTTCATGTAAATTTTGTCTTCAAGTAGCGACATTTTTTCAATAATAACAATGTCATTATTTTTTTTGCCGCTAAAAATTACAATCCCGCCTTTTTTTGGCATCACTTTCCCAGATTTGATATAATTGGTATAGCGTGGATCTCGCGCAGAATCAAGCATTAAAGCTGTCAAATTTCCACTTTCATCAGAAGCTTCAATTCTAGCGTATTTATTTCCACTGGCGCTCGTTCTGGCGATTACATCATTCACCGTTCCAACAAATCTAACTGTGCTATTATTTTCTTGAGATTGAATTTCGTGAGAAGAAGAAAGGAATCCTCCCATTTCTGACTTAAAAATCTCTCGGATATTTTGCGAATAACTATAGCCCAAAAGCTTAGATTCGAAATGCCAATTAGCAAACTTCAAATGTTTACGATTTTTTTCATAGATCTCTTTATAAGGAGAATATTTTTGTTTAAATGTAGCGAAACGCTTTTCGGAAAAGATCTTTTTATTATCATCGCCAATCAAACCTTCTTTTACACACGCGCTAATTGACTCAAGAATATCGTAATTGTATTGCTTGCCAATCGCTACGAAATTTCTTTTTTCGCGGTCAGTCAAAATATTGAACGTCTGAGCTTCAAGAACCAAACGGCAACGATCATTTTTAACGAATCCATCAAGCACTCCAGCTTGAATAAGAGCAGACAAAACTCCAATATTTACGCCCGCTTGCTTTGCAGCAAGAAATACTTCATATTTGTTTTCGAATTCATTTTCTCTAAATTCTAAAAGGGATTCTAGAATTTTAGTCGAAACACCTTTGATAGTATTGAGTCCATATCTAATATTCTTACCTTCGATTTTAAAGTCGATTTCAGATTTGCTCAAATCTGGCGGCAAAAGTTGAATATCAAAATGGCTTAATTCCTGAGTGATTTTGTTGATTTCTTCATGAGGGTTTGGCTCATACTGAGCAAACTTCAAAAGACTAAGAAAGAACTCTTGAGGATAATTAAATTTTAAATAAACTGTAATCGCTGCAAGATAAGCATAAGAAATGCTATGCGATTTATTGAAAGAATAGTTTGCTGAATCTTCTGCGACTTTCCATAGCACTTCACCGATAGCTGGATCAAGATTATTTGCGGAGATTTTTTCTGCAATTTTATTTTTCCACTCTCCCATCTGCTCGACTTTCTTTTTGCCGACGATTCTTCTAAGTTGTTCAGATTCATCAAGACTAAATCCGACCTTTACTGCCATTTTCATCAACTGCTCCTGATACAAAGGAATTCCTCCTGTGTAGCCAAGCACATCATCAAAAAATGGATGAACAGATTGGAATTCTCCATTCCGAGCATAATCAGCATAACGATCCATGAAATCGAGCGCACCTGGTCTGGCGATAGCCACAACCGCAGATAGCTGCTCTAGGTTCTTAGGAGCCACCTTCTGCGCTACTCTGAAGTTGGTGTCAGCTTCGATCTGAAAAAGCCCGCTAGGAGCCTTCAGAACTTGAAGAGCAGCATAAATAGATGGGTGATCGCAATCAATGTCGCTCACTTTTATATTCAATTGCTTGCAAACATCATGCACCACAGAAAGAGTTCTCAATCCAAGAATATCAAACTTGACCGTCAATTCTGAAACATTATTCATGTCATAACCAGAAACAACAGAGTCGTCGCCTGTTTTTTGAATTGGCATAATGTCTTCTAGCTCATAAAAGCTGATTGCAATACCAGAAGGATGAACTCCAGTATTTTTATTCAAGCCCTCAATCTTTTTGGCGATGCTATAAACTCTTTTATTCTTATTTGCAAAAGCCTTGAAAGCCTCGCTCTCTGAATAAGCGGCCTCTAACTTTGCTACCTTGCCGAATTTTTTTGGAATTGTATCACTGATTTCATTAACAGCAGATTCTGGCATTTCAGCGACAATTTTGCCGCATTCTTTAATGCATAACTTGCTGCTCAAGGTATTCAAAGTTAGAATTTTAGAAGTCTTACCTTGATATTTTTGATTAATATATTCGATAACTTCTTGGCGGCGATCATAGCTAATGTCATTGTCAACATCAGGAGCAAGAGATCCATCCAAGAATTCTTCTCCATTTTTAATAATTTTCTTTGCTCGACTCTTAGAAACAAAACGTTCAAAGAATAGATCGTATTTAATTGGATCAATATTAGTTACTCCAATAACATATAGAACTAAAGAACCTGCCGCAGATCCTCGACCTGCTCCAGTAGGAATACCAGCTTCATGACAAAAATTTAGGACATCCCAATTCAGAAGAACATAATCAACAAATCCAAGTTCTTCAAAAATAGAAAGCTCCATCGTTAGTCGCTGATAATATTCTTGTTTATTCGCAAGCTTATCAATTCCTCGATCCTTCACTCCTTTGAAGCAAAGCTTACGCAAGAATAGAAAGTTGCTGACTTCTGGAGAACACTCCAATAAATCATAATACTTTTTTTCAATTTTGATGCTTGGCAGTTTAACGCCCGCTGGGAATGGTGAATCGTATGGTTCGAAAAAATTATTCATAATTCAATGTCATAAATCTGCTTTAAGAAAATTTGGAAATTCATTTCAATATCATAAAGAGCATCGTGCAATTTATTAGGATCGTGAGGAATTCCATAGTGTTTTAATAGCGTTAGCTGAGATGTTTTTAACCCCTTTTCTTTATGGTTCAATAACTTATATTGCCAAGATGAAAAGTTTTCTTTTTCTGGTAGAATATTTTTGAAGATAGCTGTTGCAATAGATTTGGTGTCGATGATTCGATCAATATAAGAATAATCGCTTTGCAGACCCATCGCCTTCATCCATACATTTATCATGTAAACATCAAAACCCAAAAGGTTTTGCCCAATAATGATATATTCTGGATCAAAAAGATACTTTGAAAAATCATTCCAAACAATTTTTGGATCTTCTGCTCTGCGCTCGTATTCTTGCTCTGTAAATCCAGTAATTTTTGCGGCACCTTCAGATACTTTAATATTGTCCCATTGGATGTATCGGTCATTTTTAGACACGATATTTTTTCCTTCGGCAACAATCCAAGCGATCTGCCAAGGGCGAGACTTGACCAAATTCAGACCTTCTGTTTCAGTGTCAAAAATCAAATATTTTTGCCTATTTTTAAATCTTAAAAGTTCTGATTTCATTGTTCTTGAAAGGACTCCCAGCAGAATTCGTCGCTGCCGAAATGGTTAAGGTTTGGAGAAGAAAGAGTAGCCTGTCTTCCAAAGCTGCGATTACAAAGAATCTTGTATGTTTGGAAAGCTTCTACATCTGATTTGTAGCGATAATAAATAGATTTTACCAATTCAGGTATATAAACAGAATGATTAGAAGCGTATTCTCTAACTGCTTTTTCGATCATATTATCGAATGGAAGATTATTTCTTTCAATAAAATATAAAACAGGAATTGATTTGAAATCTGGAATGCAATTGCCTAAACAAAAGTGATTATTAAAAATAAAAGAATCATAAAATGGAACTGCCAATAGCATATTTTCGGTCCACATTTTAACTAAATCTTCATCGCTTATTCTGCCGTCATGCTGAGTATTAACAAAGCTGTAAAAGCGATTCAGATCTTTGCACCCTTGATCATTTTTAGCAAATGCAATAAGCTTATGATTCGAATCATTATTCTCATAATTATTACAGCAAGTAAATCTATAGCCAAAAATAAGCTGAATGCCCAGCTCTTGACATTTTTTAAATGCATCAAAAAAGCCGACCATCGAATCTTCGACCAAATAAATAGTCGATAAATTATTATCCTTGGCAATAGAAAAAATACTATCTGGACCATCATCACGAACCTTGTCGGGATGATCCAGAGTTAAAATACTTTTTCCTATTGAATAGGTTGATTTAAAAATGGGAATCATACATTACTAGAGTAATGTATATACACCCGATGTCAATACCTTTTTTGATGTTTTGGACAACCTGAGTAATGACGTTTTTCGGCTTTACATCCCTCTGGGATTAGCGATTTATCAAATTCTTCTTTTAAATAAGATTTAACGTGTTTACCTTCTGCATTTATAATTGCATAATATGTAAAATCAAATTTCATTGGGCAATGCCACATTGGAGTCCCATCTTTTTTGAGTTGGCCCTTTGATTTTGCAAATCCGCATTGAAGAGGTCCACTAAAAGAATTGTCAGATGGATATGGCTGACTTGCTGCAAAATTATTTATAGCATCTTGCTCAGAGAAATTATCAAGATATTGTTGAATTTCAGACAACTGGTATTCAAAACCGTCCAAATCATCTTCTGAAATAGGACGCATTTGAATAACTCCATCAGACTCTGGATCTTGATCGTTTAAATCAAATTTGAGAAATAAAAATTCACTTACTCGATTATTGTATTCTGGATATAGATGTCTAGCTGCTAGGCTATACATATAATCCTGCAAATTATCACATATTTCTTTGCCCTTGAATTTTTGCTTGCTAGTCTTAAAATCTCTAATCAAAGCAAATTTATTCTTCTTATAAAGAAATAGTTTATCAATAAATCCTTTGATTTTATACTTTTTGTCATCAGTAGAGACAATAATTTCGAAATCTTTTTCAGAAAGAGAGTAAGTAGGTTTTCCGTTTTTAGTTCCATAGAAATCATACATCAAACCATTCAAAGTCATTTCTTTGATCAATTCGATATTTTCATCATCATCTACCTGCAATTTCTTAGCATGTTTTTTGATAAGTCGTTGAATAGATGGAACGCAAAATACATCTTTCTCTTTAATAATTTTATTAAAGATCTTTTTTCTTTTAGTCTCACCAAGAAGTTCAAAAATCAAGTGGCAAATAGAACCTCTTTTTGCTCCATCATTTGAAGCATCTGGTAAGTTCAATTTATATTTGCACCAGTAAAGCCAACTGCAAGATTGAGCGGTTTTTATTCTGCTAGCAGATAATGGGGTTTCTGGTTCATTCATGATTTGCAATTGTTTTTAGTAAAGACTCCACATCTTTTTGTTTAAAGAATGTCATGTATTTAGTAACGTATTGTTTGAGATCTTCCATATATTCTTTTCGATTCAACTCAAGACTATGCCACTGTTTAAGATCTGCGCCAGCCTGATGAGCTTCAAAGAAATCATTGTATGGATGTGGAGGAAGTTTAATTTCCAAAGATTCAAAATCAAAATAATTCCTAAGAGCCATTAGGATTTTAATTGTTCCGTTATATCCATGATTTGCCGCAGATCTAAAATCATTATTACCAGCGATAGTAATTTTTTTAATTGGAGCGGAAATCAAATACGAAATAACTGCTGGACTGCATCCAATACCAAATGTAACAAGTGTGTTTTTAATACCCTGCTCATGCAAAGCGATGCTATCTCCAATACTTTCTACAAGAATTACTTCTTGGCAAGACTTAATAATTGAATCCACAGACTCATCATTTGGGATCATTGCTGGATAAACCCAATTTCTTCTTTTTCCGAGGTGTTTCCATTTTGGCACTTGATCATTGCCTTCGTCAATTTTTCGACCACTAAAACCAATGATTTGCTTATGCTCGTTATAGATTGGGAATACCATTCTTCGATACATTTTTCCCGCGCCCGCGAGTCCTGTCTTGTAAAACTTGAGAGTCTTTTCTGAGATATTCTTTTTTGTATAAAAATTATAATTTGGGAAAAGCTTCTGAAGTATTGATTCTGGATAAATTTCTTCCATTTCGATAGTTTCTTTTTTTGTATATACAAATTCGTCAGACTTCTTCAAAGAAGACAGAATTTGTTTTAATTTATTTTGATCTGAAGCGAGAGTTAATTGAAGTAATTTTTCAAATGGACTGGCTTTATTTCCAGAGGAGAAGTCTGTCCATACTCCAGAGTTTTTGTAAATCTGAATTGATGTATTATTTACCCCTCCCCTAAAAATAGCTCTTGTTCGCCAATGATTGCCAAAATCTAGCAATTTATATCCAAGAGTTTCAAGCACAGATTGAATCTGCGATGGATCAATCGAAGTCTGGGATTTCGTCTCCGTCATTTTCGTCTAGGTCTAGGTTGCCTTCTGCCGCTCTTGCAATATCTCGCAAATCGCCTCTTTCTGTGATGCAGAAGTTTTTAAATTCCAAATTGATAAAATTCTTTCTGAGTGTATCGCCAATTCTAACTGGTTCAACAGCGCCTGCAATATCTTTGCCCAAGTGTCGAGCTTTGACGTTGATGAATTTATGAGTTCCAAATGAACGACCCTCTGTTTCAATTTCATCAGCAGTTTTATTTCTCAAAATAAACATGTGAGAACAAAATTGAGTAATTCGATCTGAAAGAGAAACAATACTTTCGTCATCAATAATATTTTGAGATTGGCGATTATTAGTGATACCGCTTCTATTTGATTGGACAGAAGTAATCATTGGAATAATAGGATTGCCTTCATGCAAGATTTCTTTTTGAATGCATTTTTTAAATTTATCGACCATTTCGCCAACAACCTGCCATTCATTTTTGCCGCCAGCGGCTTCTGAAGTTGTTTTAATATAGTCAAATGAGAAAATCATTTTATTTCCTCTGCCTACTTTGCCATAGTAAAATCTTCTTAAAACTTTAAGCATCGAATCGACATCCATTCCACCCACATTATAGTAGAAGAATTTCATCTTTTTGATTTTTGGCCAAGCATCACGAACCTTATTCACAATATCCTGACCAGCCCTACGCCAATCTCCAGTTTCAAGCAAATGCATGGGAACTCCAGTGATTGCCGCGCACTGACGCATGATCAATTCTTCCTTGCTCATTTCTCCGTTGTCGAAGTGTAGAACTGGAACGTCGTATTTGATTGCGACTTTGGTGCTGTAATCCATGCACCACTGCGTCTTTCCGACACCAGAACGAGCAACAACAACAGTAATATTTCCAGGGCGCAGAAGAGAACCATAAATTTCATTGATCTTTGGGTGCGGCCCCATCATACCAAATTCTTTGATAGGATTATTTCCTCTTTCTTCGATCAATGCCTCCATTTCCTCATAAATATTCTCAGGAACATCGTTACCAATCTCATACAGATTAATACGAGAATTATAAACATTATCGGCCTGCTCGATAATTTGAGAATAAGGAGTTTCTGGCCCAATAGACTTCATCTTCTTCGCCACTTCTTGAGCGGACTCAAAGATTTCGCGGCGAATAGTAAATTTTTTCAGTTCACGGGCAGTCTTTAAAAGATTGCCCTTGGGAACTTTTCTCAAAGCTAGAGAACGGATATAATCAGCAGGATTAACTCGATCTTCAAAAGAGAGTCCTAAAGATCCTACACGTTGAGCAATAATAACTTCGTCAATCTGCTCCCCAGCATCAATTGACTGTTTAATAATTGTAAAAATGGTGCTGTGTAAATTCGAATCTTCAGAATAAAAATCCCGAGAGTTAATGAAATTAGAAATTTCGGAATAACTCTCAGGTTCTTTGATTAGAGCAGCAAGAAGTTGTTTTTCTAGCTCAAGATTATAGATCATACCAAATCATATTCAATTACCTCAAATTGTCAATCATAAAATGACCCCAAAACTTTCGAACAATTCAGTAGAAACTAAATCATTTGGATATATCTCCACAAGAGAGATTCCATTGACTTCGCAAAAGCGCATTTTTTTATCATCTCTTTTTAATTGTTCTAAATATTTGAAACGACTGCCATGAAAGAATTTGACATATTTAGTGTGCTGTTGGCCTTGAACTTCTACTGCAATTTTTTTATTTGCATTATAAAAGTCAAATGACATTCTTGTGCCAACCAACTTTAATTCTTCAAAAACAATGTCAGTTTTCCAAAATGGGAAAAGAAACTCTTTGACGGAATATTGGAATTTGCTTCTGCTTTTGCCATTCCAATCAATCAAAAATCTTTTGGCATTTTTTAATTCAGCAGTCGATCCAGTGAGCGTTTTAAACTTCATTGGCAATAGCTTTCTTAAAATATGAAACTAAGAAATCGCACAGTGGTTTGTTATTTTCGATATAAGCAAATAATGCATCTTGTCCTTGAATCTTTTCGAATTTATCGAAACCATTTTCCCGTAGCAATTCATCAAATTCTTCTGTCGCAGAAATCCACGCACTTTTTCTAATCAAGAACTCCCATAAAAATAAAAGATCAACGACTTCCTTTTCAATCCAAACAGAATTGCCATTTGTTCGACCATACTTGATTGGATATGGAATTGTCAAATTAGTTTTTTCATTAGGAGATTTTTTGACAGTAACTTTCGCGTAATGACCAATTGGAGGGTTATTTGTAGCATCAATAACTTTATCAGCAGGATTTTTGAGAATAAGATCGCCCTTGAATCTAGGCTCAAATTCTAAAATAAAGTTCGCAAAGTGAAGAAGAGCATTACCTCCAGTAGCAGAAGTTTGTCGAACAGGAGCTTTAGAATATGGATCTAATTTAATATCAGCGCGAACTTGACTAATAAAAATAGCCAAATGCCCGCGCTTTGCTAAAGCAATCGACAATCTCTTCATAAAATTTGCAGCGATGACTGCGCCACCAGCAACTTTATTTGAGTCCTCAAATCCCTTATCAAGATCTCCCTTAGAAATCAATCCATCCACAGAATCAAGCAAAAAGAAATACACATTGCCTTCATCATTTTTAGCAACCAATTGGCGCATAGCATCGACAACTGTTTCATAAATATTACTTTCAAATACAAAGCAAGTTCCTTCAACCCATTCATCGGCATTAAAGACAAAATTCACGCCCGATCTTTCACGCATTTCTTTAGAAAGTCGCCCTTCAGCCTTGATATAAAAACCTTTTGATTTGGGAATATTTGCCAAAAAGTTTTTCATAAAGGATAGCGCAGAACTAGTTTTGCCTCCCTCATTCATACCGCAAAATCGGTGAAGACCTGGACCTAATCCGCCGCCTAAATGAAGATCTAGCTGCAAAGATCCACTAGATACTTTGTAGTCGATTTCTTGTTCGAAATTATAATGATCTTGAGAATTTTGCTTCAAGAACGAACTAAGAATATCGCTTGATTTTTGAATTTCTTTTTCTTTAGTCTTGCTCATTTAAAAATTGTTTAATTGTTTTCACTGGCATCTTGACTTCAATATCTTCGCCAGTTTTATCTCCAAGATTATAACTCTCATAACGAGAAAGATCAATACAATAATTGAAAGCTCGAAACTTTTGATCCATTGTTTCTTTCAATTTATCAGAAACTATATAGGCTAAAGAGTCAAATTTTCTATCAAAAGAAACGATATTCATGAACTCTAAAGAATACCGCTCACAAAGATCATTCAAAAATTTCATCTCTCGCATATAAAACATACGCTTGTCCCTAAGAGGAACAAGCGTGAGTCGAGCAAGAATATGTTTTTTATTAATCTTAGACTTGGCCATGCTCTAGCATATCATGCCTTACCATTTTGTCAACTAATTGTTTGAAAGAAGTTTTTGGCGACCAACCAAGTTCTTCGCGAGCTTTTTCAGAATCTCCATAAAGGATGTCAACTTCGGCTGGGCGATAAAAATTTTGATTGATTGCCATCAACAACCTACCAGTTTCTTTATGCAAGAACATTTCATTTAGTCCTGTGCCTTGCCAGTAGCCTTCGATACCTGCTGCGGCGAATGCCAATTCAACAAATTCGCGAACGCTGTGGGTTTCATTAGACGAAAGAACATATTCACGCAATTGTTTGCTGTAATCAGGATCAAGACTCCAAGATCTAGAAAATTCTCTATAGTAATCTTGATTCAACATTCTCCAAACACCATCAACAAAATCTTCTGCATCACTCCAATCTCTTGTAGAATCAATATTACCAAGTTCTAAGAGATCATAAGCTTCTGATGCGTCTATTGCTTTTTTAATACGAGCGACAGCTTTAGTGATTTTTCGAGTAACAAATTCTTCTCCTCTGCGAGTTCCTTCGTGGTTAAAGAGCCATCCTTGAACTGCATATATGCCATAAGACTCTCTATAAACTTTTACAAGATGTCTTGCTGAAGCTTTAGCTGCTCCATAAGGGCTACGCGGACGAAGAGGATGAGATTCTGATTGAGGCATAGTCACAACATCTCCAAACTCCTCAGAAGAGCCAGCATTGTAATAACGGCATTGCGGAGCAAACTTACGAATAGCTTCAAGCTGATAAAGAACAGCCATACAATTTGTTACCATATGATTCACTGGCATTGTCCAACTATTGCCGACGAAAGAATTCGCAGCAAAATTAATAAAATAATGCGGCTGCTCTGTTCTAATAACCTCTTCAACATTTTGTGGATCTGTGATGTCTAGATCAATTAATCTAAATCTTGGATTACCAATAAGATGCTTAATGTTTTTATGATTAGGAACACTCAAACGTCTTACAGCCGCAACAACAATATGATTAGTATTCTCTAAAAGATAGTCTGCCATAAAGCTGCCATCTTGACCTGTAACTCCTGTAATAATTACTTTTTTCATTGATAAAAATGTTTCAAAAAATATTCAATTAGTTGATTTGGGCTAAATTCGAATCCTTTTAAATTCTGGATGATACTATCGCAAGATTGAATAATTTCAACATCTTTTGGGGTTCCTAAACAGAAATAATTTTCAGATGGGAAATGTTTAACTTTTAATCCATTTTGAATCATTAAATTAAAAGGCATGGTTACATAAAATTCATTGTTTACCCGAATATTTTTCTCTACCAATGCATTAAAATATTTTTTCATTATGCCCCCAGTTTTAAAAAAATAAATTCCACTAGAAGCATATTCATTCATTGGGTTGTCCGTATAAAACTCTTTTTCTTTAATTTCGAGGACATCATTATTATCTGAAACCTTCATATAAGCAAAATAATTATTATGAATTCTATGAGGATGCCAATCTTTATGAGAAGCTATTAATCCATGACAATTCTCAGATCTTGCAAATTCTATAAATTTTGAAAAATCCCAATTAATAAATAAATCACAATAACAAATAACTATTTCTTCGTCTTGAGGAATAAGATCATACGCCTGCTGGACAGAGAAAACTGGCCCTAAAAAGTGATCATCGATAATAATAATTGACGAATTTGGAAATTTATTAACTAAAACATTGTCAATATTAAAATTTTTTATGTCACTTTTTTTTGTGATGAAAATATAATCAGAGTAATCTTCCTCATTTTCATACACAGACTTAACAGCTTTTTCAATAACCAAGGAATCAGAAATTTTAATTAAAGGTTTAATTGGAAATCCTTTTTCCGTAAATCTATTGCTATGCCCAGATAAAATAATAATTTTCTTCATATCATATTAGAATGTTTTAGGATTTTAATTAATTGATTTTTATAAGGCTCAAATGGACGCATGCAATGTATATCGATATATTCATTATTTTTGAGTCTATTTAAATCATATTGGTAATCTCCATTGAAGGATGCTCGATCAATCCTATGACCATTTCCACATGGAGAATCCATATAAGAGAAACCCTTGAACTTTAAATTATGGTTTAATATTTTATTCCTAATTAATTCTGATGAATAATTTTCTTCAGCACACCAATAATATTGATCTTGATTTAAAAAACTATTACCCTTCCACAGATTAAATCCTAAACCATATTTTTGCTGATCTACAATAAATTTAACTTCTTCTTCAATAGAAGACATTCTATTATATACTTGAGTGAAAAGACTGCCTTTTGCAATGTGATAGTGCGCTGGCAAATCACCTCCATCGCTCCATCTTTTTGCCCCGCATCCTTCGCAGTTCATATGTAAATAATAATCGTCGCTGACATTAGAAATGGAATCGGTTATCCATGCCTTTTGCAAAAAAAACATGTCTATATCTCCAAGAAACCAAGTAGTATCCTCTTCAAGAGATGGGTAGAAAAATTTAGACCAAGTAATTTGCAATACCTTTGGCAAAGATTGATCGAATTTTTTTTCTATAATATCTCCATATTTATCGGACATGTTTGTTTTTTTAACATCTCCATATAAAATACATATAGGATCAATATTAAATTTTTCCTTAAGAATTTGTGATTGCAAATTCCAAAAATCGCTGTATTCTTCCGAAGTAGAAAATATTGCTTTTTGTATTTTCATTTTGAGATTTGTATATAAAACGATGGGCAACCATCTTTTGCAATATATTTAATTTTTTGATTAAACTTTTCGCAAAATATTTTAACAGCATATTCTACTTGGTAATGGTAATCATGACCCATAATAATGCCACCATTTTTTATTTTTTCGTAAGATAAGCATAGGTCATCATATACAGCTTGAGCGGTATGATCGCCATCGATATAAATAGCATCAAAAAAATTATTCTCACAACTTAATAAAAAAGACACAGATTTAGATCTGACAATATGAATTGATGGATCATCTTTATATTGTTGGTATAAATTTAAATAAATAGCTTCCATATCATCAATCTCATAATGATTATTGCCATCTTTATCTCCCGATCCATACTTTCCAGTCCAAATATCAACTAAGTATAAATTTTTTGGATTGCATCTAGAAATAATTTCTCTTGAGAAATCTCCAACAAACACTCCAATTTCTAATATATTAGAATTTTTTGGCACCAGATCTAAAAGATCTGTTCTTGTATCGTAATAAACAATTTCGCTCATATTTATTTAAAATATCTTGGATATAAAAATCTATAGATTGAATTTAAAACATCTCCATCATACTGTTCTGGATAAAAATGTTTTACTGAAATGAAATCTCCAAATTCGTAATCTTTTTGAGCACAAAATTCTGGATATAAATCATTTTTCAATAATTCAATAGATAATATTGATTGATCATTTCTATGATACAAACATTCAGTATTTTTTCCATCTGGATTTTGAATATGTGGATAAGGACCGCTCAATTTTTCATCCAAACAAAGCGATAGAATTGTTTTTAAAAATTCAATGTTTTTGGATGTGGATTTGTAACCTTGAAATCCAGCCCAAATTTGGGAACAGTTTAAATATTTGAATCCATTGAGTTCTTTTATGCATTTAACAGTTGTCCAATTTTTAATCAAAAATTGTCCAGATTTATAAGGCAAAATAAAACAATCGTTATGAAAATATTTATCAATAGCGCAAAAGCTTTTCTTTATTAAATGAGTCGAATCTGTATATAAAACAACATCAGAAGTTTCCAATTCTTTTAAAATTGCCCAATATTTATAAGCAAATAAAAAAATATCATTCAAATTTTTTGGATGATCTGGTATATATTTTACATTGATAAATTCGGGAATTTTTATATTAATTTCTTTACCTATAAAATATAGACAATGATTAATGTCTGGATTGACCAGATATGAACTTTCTAAACATAAAACAGCTTTATTTAGAAATTTTAAATTACAACATGTGATTAAGCTGGTCATTATATTTAGATCTAATTTCTAATACTTCTTTTATTGCTTTATCGATATTTTTTTGATCGCTAGAAACACCAACTGGATTTCTATAATAAAGTCCAACAATTTCTTTAAGATTTTTCATTTTCCCGCCATTTACTAGCACTCTAAACCACATATCATAGTCTGCGGCGGAAAAATATTTGGTATCAAATACTCCAAATCTATCGTGAATAGATTTTTTCCAAACTGGAAGGCAATGAGGAGAATTATGGACAAGTTGATTTTGTAATGTGCCTTCTAAAGCGGGGTAATATGTTTTAGATGCGCAAAACTCAAAAATTTCATTAGGAATTTCGCTAATTAAAGTAGGTCCATAGCATATATCATAATCTGGATTCTCTTCTAAAAATGAAACTTGCTTTTCTAAAGAATTGAAAGATCTTCGGTCATCAGTATTCCAATTGGTTAATATATCAGAAGAAGATAGTTCAATACCTTTATTCCAAGCCTCATAGACGCTACATTTATTGAGTTTGTAATATTTAAAATTTTTAAGACTCAAAAAAGGCTTAATTATTTCATAATCAGAATTATTAACATTATCATTACAATCTAATAATAAAAACTCTGATTCGTTAAATATGGTTTGCCTTTTGGCATCAACTAAAAAATGATACAAAAATTCAGAAGAATTATAAATAGAAGTTATGACAGAAACTCGATGACTCATACTTTCGTATGATCATACATTAAAGATCTATTTCTTCAACAAAATCTTCAACTTTTTCCAAATCTTGCCATCTTGCGAAGATTTCGGATTGATCAATAAATGAAGAATCGTCCCAATCCCAATCCATTCCGTCATCATCGCTTAAAAGAAAGTCTTCTGAAGCCATGGAAGAAACTGGTTTTTTACTCCAGAATTTGCAACTCCAGTAGCGAGCTTTCCACTTAGGCCCAACATTTGTATCGCATTGATGTCTTGCTCTAAAGCTTTTTCTTCTTTCTGGATCGTCGCGGCGAATCTCCATATTTGGATCACCAAATTTAACCATTACAATATTGCCTTTATCGTTTTTGACATAGACTCCAAATTTTTTATTTGATCCACTAGGCAATCTAAAAGGTTTATTGAGCGTCTTTTTTTCAGCTTCAGAATAATCAATATCAAACAAGTCAATATCGCCTTCTTCTTCTAAATTGACATTTGCTTTGATAAGATCAATCCTTGCAATATCAAAATCAATCGAGTCGAATTGCCAAAATACATCTTCCGCTTTTTGCTCGTAATAAAGTTCTGATCCAGAAGCGACATCTTGATCTGCCGCTCTATAAGAATCTTTTACTTTATCGCCGCGCATCATCTTCAAAAACATATTTACGCGAGCCATCGCCCAACTATTTCTGCTTTGACCTGGTCTATGAGAAGAAGAAAAAGCCCCCAAGCCTCTACGATAAACTTTTTTCAATTGAGACAAGGAGACTTTTTTATCGTATTTTTCATTATGGGATTTTACTTTTTCTTGAAGAGAGCTTACGATTTTTTCATTAAACTCAATTTTTCCGCCGTCTTCTCCAGCAGATCCTTTTCGGTTTTTATCTGAACCTGTTTTTTGATCAGATTTAGGAGCAGGAGTCTGCGCTCCACTCTTAGGTCCAGGTCTATTAGCAGAAGACTCAAATAAATTTTTAATTTTATCAGAAAAATCCAATTCCATAATTATAGTTATAATTTATTACACAAAATTTGATATTTTTGTTATTTTTTTAATCAGCGCAAGACTCGCATGCGTCCCATTTTTCTCCACCTTTTTCTAACGCTGCATGAGCTTGAGGGAAATAGTAGTAAAGAGTTTTTAAGCCTTTCTCAAATGCATATTTATGAATCTGATAAATATCGTGTTTTGTATAATTTGGACGATTAAACAAATTAATACTCTGAGCCATATCAATAAAAACTTGTCTATCAGCCGCCAAATCAATTATATCTTTTGGAGAAATTTCAGAAGCAGTTTTGAAGATAGATTTTTCCTTTTCATCGAGGAAATCAAGGTGCTGGACAGATCCTAAGTTAGCTAAGATAGAATCCCAAACTTCAACAGTATCCTTGCCTTTTGATTCCAAAAGAACTTTAAGATGTTTATTTTTAGAAGTAGATTGAATTCCAGCTAGTGATTTTACATAGTAATTACTAAAACTAGGTTCAATTCCAAGAGTTGTGTCGCATAAGAATGAAGTTGATTTGTTTGGAGCAACCATCATTAACGATACATTGCGGCGAACCATTTCTGCATCTTGGCACATTTTAGGGCTGCCAAGTTTTTCTCCAATTTCTAATGCATATTCTTCGCCAACGCTTCGGATTGTAAAGAAAATATCTTTATTGATCCATCTGCTGTTAAGATCTCCAAAAGCGCATCCTTTAGATTGAAGATATTCATGGAAACCAAGAACGCCAAGGCCAATATCTCTTTTTTCCATAGCGGAACGGCGAGCTTTCTCCATAAAAGGAACGCCTTCGGTAAGCCTAATAAATTCAGATACGTTAATATCTAAGAACATGTAGGCATCTTTAATAATCTGAGGATTTGCCTTGATTTCATCCCAATGAACGGCATTTAATGAGCAAATGACGCAAACAAAACTCTTGTCATCATACTTAGGAGTAAGAACTTCGGTGCAGATATTGGTAGAAGTGACCGTGTGACCGAGTTTAGCATAAACTGGGCTTTGATTCTTATTGCAATTTTCAATATCAACAAGATATAATTTGCCAGAAGCTTCTCTAATGCTAAGGCACTTCAGGAATCTTTTTTGAGCTTCTTTGTCTCCATTTTGGATTCTATTTCTAAATCCAATTGGAAGAGTAACTCCAAGATTGTTATTTACCAAAGGATCATTTTTATCTGGATTTGTTTTATCGCAGCGTTGCAGAATATCATAAAATTCTGGATCGTCAATAGAAATGAATGGCACAGAATAACCCCTTCTTTGAGATCCCTGAGAAACTTTTTGGCTTGCGCTAACAAGATCTTCAATCCAATCCAGCTTAGAATTTGTATAAAATCCTTCTTCAACGAATTCACCTTTATTCGATAAATTGGTAAAATCCGCGCCAACGCCGCCACCTAACTTAGACATCATTGCAGTTTCTCCAATTGCATAATAAATGCCTTGAATACTATTTGTCGGAGAAGTGATATAACATGAAGCTGGGAGAGGAGACGTTCCACTTTTCTTCTCCTTTCCTAAATTAGCCCACTGTGGAGTAGAAGGGCTTAAGATTCTTCTTTTGATATAAGAAGCAATCCTATCAGCCAGCCCTTCGGAATAGTCTGATTCATAGCGTTTGACAACAGCTTTGATTTCATCAATTCTTCCATCCAGCGTATTTCCATTTAAATAATTCTTCGCACGAAGAAATTCTAGTTGTTCAGTTCCAAAACTCATATAGTTAAAAATTAAAATTATCCAAGTCAACATCAATATCCTCTGAAGCATATCCGCCAGCAGGACAGTCAAAGAAATCTGGTTCGCCCGCGTTCAGGACTTTTTCCATGAACCATTTATTTTTTTGCTCATATAGATCGGCATTGTAATCGAATCTTACTCCAAGTTCAAGATCTTTACAAACTTCATTGATATTAAAGTTCAGAAAGTTTATAACCTCTTCTTTTGTGAGGTGGGATGGAGTGCCATTTTCAAAAAACCAATTAATCAAATTGATTTCTGCTTCATAAGCATCTTTGATATTCTTTTCTACGAGTTCAATCAAATACTCGTCCCAGAGTTGAGGATGCTGGCTCTTGATTTTATTGATTATTGCCATACCGCAAGAGTAATGAACCATTTCTTCGGTGGCTGTAGTTTGCTGCAATGATGAAATTGTTTTGAGTCCTTTATTAGCCTTAGCATAAGACATCAAAATATAAAACTGAGTAAACAAACTGACTCTTTCAACAAGAGAAGTAAACAAAACAAGCTTTTTGAGGATTCTCTTTTTACCGATCACTTTTGGATCATTTTCCAAATATTTAGCAAGATAAGTAATTCTTCCCTCGGTTGCTGGATGACTGTGAATTTCCTGTGGATCAATTTTTAAATTCTCAAGCAAAGAATGGTATGATCGTCTATGAGTTGTTTCTGACATTCCAAACAAGCCTCCAATATCGCCAATAATCGTCTGTGGAAGATCAAAATGCAAAGAAGGCCAATATACCTTCACTTTGTCTTCAACGATGGCCACAGCCAAAATACAGCGCTTAATTGCCTCTTGGTCAACCTTGGTCATCGAATTGAAATAATAAGGGACATCCTGTTCTTTGATCAATTTTTCATACTTAGCTGGAGTCCAAAACCCTCTATACATGATTCCCACATATTTATCCAGAAATTGATACTCTGGATCTAAATATTTACCCGCTTCAAAAATACTCATAATAGTAGTGTGTTTTACACGTTGTATCACATCTAAAATCAATCTGCAATGAAAATTTTCTTAAATTTTTTTCTTGACATCTAGGAAAAATGTCTTACGATAACGTAGCTACTTTACGATAATAAACAATAAACTTTGGATGAGCCTAACGCGATTCACGATCAATCTATAGCGAATACGAATTAAATTAATTTTAAGCGAACCATATTGGTTGAAGTTTTACGCTATTGATTATCCAAAGTTATTCAAAATTAATTTAATAGGACGAAAATTTTTGATATTGACAAATATCGGAATACGTAGTATAAATATTTTATGCTAGAACAACAACACCAAAGAGCCTTTTTATGCTCAAGCGCTGAATGGACGCAGGTTGTGGAAAAAGCCTCTTCTTTTGAGGAGGCTGCGGCAATTGCCTTGCGTCAACAAGTGGATTGTGATTCTGAAAAATTTTCTGTAGCAGCAGCTATTTCTGTTGTGCCAATTCAGATGTTTCAAGATGAAACTAAATTAATTTACTCTCCGTCTGTTTTGGCGGATATTGGCATGCATAAACATGCGACCGAAATGATCAAACAAATCGAAGAAGATGAAGGTTAAAGCAAACTCACTCGATAAAATTTCCAAGCCTGCTCTCCAAGGAGATGCGGGCTTTGATGTTATAGCTAGTTCAGGCCCAGCTATCGTTGGAACAGAAGTATTGCCTGATGTATATTCGCATATATCATATATTGAATATGATACTGATTTAATCATCGAACCAGATTCTGGAATACACTCTTATTTTTTTCCAAGATCTTCTATATCCAAAACCAACTTGATGTTTGCTAATAGCGTTGGAGTTATTGATAATGGATACAGAGGAACGCTTAAAGTTAGATTTAAATACATCGCACAGCCTTGTGATTTAATTATTCATAATGGATCTATTTTTACGCAAGTTAATTGGTCATTTATTTATAAAAAGGGAGATAAAATTGGACAGTTAGTATTCAGCGAAACTCTCACTCCAGAACTTGAATTAGTTGATTCATTTGAAGAAACCAGTAGAAATGCAGGAGGCTTTGGCAGCACAGGATCATGAATATTATTGGAATTTCTGGACCAGCAAGAAGTGGCAAAGATACTCTAGGGGACAATATAATGTCGATTCTTAAGGAATGGGGCATTGCTTGTCAAAAAGTTTCATTTGCAAATGAACTTAAAAAAGAAACTGACGATTTTCTAAAAGATAAAATTGGTATTAGTTCATTCACTCAAAATGACGAAGAAAAGAAAATCATTCGTCCATTTTTGGTTACTTGGGGAACGCATGTTCGAAGAAAGTTAAATCCTGATGTTTGGATTGATTCTGTAAAAAACCTTCTTTCAGATAAGGTTGTTTCTATCATTAGCGATGTTAGATTTGAAAATGAATTAGAATGGGTTAAGAAATCTGGCGGATATTCTATCTTTGTAGAAAGATATGATCCAGAAGGAAATCTTATTCCTCCAGCAAACAAAGAAGAAGAGGAGCATACAATGAAACTTAAATCAGATTGTGATTGTTCGTTTGTATGGGGAAGCATTTCGGATGAGAAATGGCTTTCAGCTATTGCTTACGAGGTCTTATTAAAGGCCATTCCAGAAAGCCAATTAGAAACATGGACTCAGACTTGTCATTAATTGAAAACATCAAACAAAATAACGATAGCGAAAGTCTTCGTGAACTAATTGATAGACATTCTGGAATCTATATAGATATGGTTAACAGAACTGTTTCTGATTCTTGTTCATTCATGAATAAAAAGGAGATCCTTTTGGATAAGGATTATTATATTTATTCTGCGGCTTTAAATTTCCAACCAAGTAAAAATACTAAATTTTCTACTTATTTGGCAAATGATACTCGCTGGAGATGCCTGAACATGTTTAATAAAAATAAAAAAATGGTCCAAGAGCCTTTAGATGATTCTATAAAAGAAAAATCTAGCTCTGATGATTTTTTATCAGATCTTCAACAACAAGAACTCGTCAACAAAATTATTGATTTGGCGAACAAAAGTTCAGACAAAAGAATTAAGAAAATTATTGACATGAGATATTGTTTTGGTTATACTAAAACTCACTCATGGAAAGAAATTTCCAAAGCTCTAAACATGAGCATACAAGGATGTATCGACATTCACAATAAATTTATTCAAAAAATAAAGAAAGAAATAACAAATGTATAACACAATCATCGCAGCAGGCTACTTGGTAAACGATCCAATCGTTCGAAATACTTCCACTGGAAAGACCATTTGCACAATCCGCATGTGCATTTCTGAAAATAATGCAAAGAACAAGTGCTTTATTGACGTAGAAGCTTGGGAGAAGACCGCAGAGGTCTGTGCCAAGTATCTTACTAAGGGCCGCGAAGTCCTTGTCGAAGGCGAACTTTGCCTTTCTTCTTGGCAGGGTAACGATGGAAAGACTCAATCAAAGAACTTTATCAGAGCGAATCGAGTAAAGTTTATCGGTTCTGCAAAGAGTTCAAGTGATGCTTCTCAGTCTGGTTCATCCAGCGCACCCGCTCCAGCAGCATCTCCATCAGGAGATGAAGACGATATTCCATTCTAATGAAACTCCTTGTTGAAACTCCAATTAATTCCCTGAGCTTTGGTAATGTTTCTGTTAACATTCTCAGGGAATTGCATAAGAAAAATGTAGAAGTCGGGCTGTTCCCAATTGGGAACCCAGATCTCTCTGCTTATTCACTAGATCAGTCTTTTACTAAGTGGCTCCAAGAAAGCATTGATAAGAGACTTGATCTTTTGTCGGAAAAAACTCCAGTATTCAAACTCTGGCATCTGAATGGGGGCGAAAATAGAAAAACTCCAAAGCAACATTTATATACTTTTTATGAATGTAGCCAACCAACAAAAGATGAGGTTTCTGTCTGTAAATCTCAAGATTTAACGTTCTTTAGTTCCAAATATTCAAAAGACCTGTTTGATGCTGCTGGTTGCACTAATACTGCTTTTCTTCCTCTTGGCTTTGATCCAGATTTTAAACCAACAAATAAAGAATACCTACGGGGCGTTATTCATTTTGGTTTGATGGGTAAATTGGAAAAGAGAAAGCATACAGTTTCTATTATTCAAACTTGGTTAAAGGCTTTTGGAAATGATAATCGCTATCAGCTTTCCTGCTGTATTACAAATCCATTTTTAAAGCCAGAACAAATGCAAGCGGCTATCGCTAATATTCTTCAAGGTAAGCGTTATACGAATATTAATTTCCTTCCATATTTATCAACAAATAAAGAGGTTAATGAATTCCTAAATGCTATTGATATTGATTTGACGGGTCTTAGCGGTGGGGAAGGTTGGAATCTTCCTAGCTTTAATGCTACATGTTTAGGCAAATGGTCTATCGTCTTAGCCGCTACATCACATCTTGATTGGGCTACACAGGATAATTCAATCATGATTGAACCTAATGGCACAATGCCAGTTGATGACGGGTTTTTCTTCAGTCGCGGGCAACCATTTAATCAAGGCGTATTTTACACTTGGGATGAAGATGTAGCTATTGCTGCGATGGAACTGGCTGTTAGAAAACATTCAATTGTCAATAAAAATGGAATTGAATTAGGCAATAAAATGACTTACAGTGCTACTGTTGATTCAATTATTGAATCTTTCGCTAATTAAGCTTATAATATTCTATGCCAATATATATTTATCACAATTTAGAAACCGACGAATATCGAGAAGTCTTTCAATCTATGAAAGAAAAACATGAATATTTTGGAGAAAATGGTGATGAAAAAAATTGGAAAAGAGTATTCACGGTTCCGCAGGCTTCTATCGACTCTGTTATTGATCCATTTAGTTCTCAGCAATTTACAGATAAAACTTATAATAAAAAGGGAACTTATGGCGATCTAATTGATAGAAGCGCGGAGCTTAGTGCAAAAAGGTCAGAAACAGCAGGAGGTATTGATCCAGTAAAAGAAAAGTATTTCGAAAACTATTCGAAAGCAAGAAAAGGCGCAAAACATCCTGATCAGTTCAAAAAGAAATTTGAAAATCAACATGTTTCTGTTGACTTCACTGCAAAAAATTAAAACGCTGGAGCAAATGCGCCCATAATCGAAAATGGCTCGTAATATGCTCCACTCGTTGAGAGTTCTCGTTTCATAAAAAATCCTCCAGTCTCATTTGCGGCAAATGAATAAGTAGCATTGAATTGCATTATCCCATTTGTCTGCATCGAGTAGCTGGAGGATTCTAGTTTTGCATTTTCAATCTTATAAAAACCAGATTGTGATTTAGTTTGATCGGCAAATGATACTTCTAAAGAATATCCGCTTTCATTTCCAAGCAAAGATTGTATATTGCCAACTGCTAATCCAGAAACTAAACAAGAAATCTGCACTTGTCCATTGTTTGGAAAAAGAAGTTTTCTATCAAATATATAATTACTTCCTAGTCCATAAAGAGGAACTCTGGCCAAATCCAAATCTAAAGAAAAAGATTGTAGCAATGGATTTGCGCTTGGATCTAAATTAACTCCTCCTATTTGCAAATTCTGAAGAGAAAAAGTGCTTGCACTAGATAATGCTACAGGTGCATTATATTCGTTTCTTGATTCTGGATTATTTTTTATATATGTTCCTGTTATAGTTTGATATAACTGTGAAAGATCTAAATTGCCCGATCCGCTATTATTTCCAGAAATGCTATTGATCGCTGGTATTGGCATTTTGTTGCCAGTTAAAGATTCACATCTTACATTTGAAGCTGAAAAACCAACAGATACCGCTGGAATCTGCCCTATTGCAAATGCAACAGAATATTTTGTAAGATAACAATTTCCAAAATTCATTGCATTGTATCCACTGAAATTTGAAGGTAAGTTTTTAGCAGCAGTGAAACCATCTTGACCAGCTTCTGTATTAATCAATAAATATATGTTATTATTTTTACCTTGCAGATTTGATAATGCTGGTTCATAACTATCTCCAGAACCTTTTAATCCGAAAAGCAACTCATTGCTTAAATAAGGAGTTAAATAGTAACTCATTGATAACTCAACTTCTGGAGCTTTTACAATATCATTTACAGCATAGTCTTGACTGCCAATTTGCTTGATTTTTTGTCTATCGCTTGTGATAGAGCAATCGGTGCTTTGCACAAGAGAAAGTAATCGCGCCGAATCTTGTCCAGTAGTCCAAGATGGAGAATCGCCAATCAATGCGAATGTTGAGTTGCTTTTTATGACTATTTTTTTCATGTTCCTGTTGGTATTACTCCTAGTGGATCTTCAATCAATGATACTTCAATATCATGAGAATCAAAATATTTAAAAGTATGACTCCACGAAGGGGCATAAAATACCTTTTCCCTATTATACACAGATTGAGGAGTATGCGAGAATTTTCTAAAACCCGCTTTGTTTTCTAAAAAGTGGAGAATCGCTTTAGCTTGTCTTGTTGACACATTACTGAATTTATAAGAGAAATTAGTTTGCGCCAAATTTCTGCGAGTTTTCATTCGCTGAATAAACGAGTTTTTGAATTCTATTTTATCTACTTTTAAAGTAACATCGTTTTGTAATCCGACATCAGGTTCAAAGAAAAATGCTTGAGTCCATTTTGACGATGATCCTGTCGGTCCATCAACTGATGCGCTTGAAGATGTATGATCTCCACTGCAATAATAATAGTTGTTTAATTTATTTGCGCTAATGCCGCTATAAACAATATCATATTTCTTATATGAAGTTGCCGCAGACCATGTTTGTAGCGGACTATTAATAAATGTCATTCCAGACCAGTTGAGTAAAGCTGGAGCTTGATTAACTTCGAAAGATACTGCTACTTCGTAATGGTTTTTATTTATGTGATTGACTGCATAGTTATCACATACTCCACTGATAGTTTTATAAAAGTTAGATGCGTCGGTGAAGCCAAATAATTTATTACCTTCTTGACGTTCAATATAAGAAACTAATTGTTGCGCGGAGATTTCATTAACGTCAAATCTTAATTCAAACTTAGCATCAATACTATTGATTGATGATGGGATCATGTTGAAGTATCCATTTTGAGTTTCATATGTATTTGATCTTGCGCTGAAAGAAGCTCTTGATCCATATACAGGCTCTAAACTCAAACCCGTTAATGGAGTTACTCCAGTTATATTTCCAGTTGTTCTATCGTAAAATGCGCTCATGAATGTCCAATATAATTTAATGTTAGTTTGACTCCTCCATCCGCACTGCTAGATAAAGATTCTCCAATCAAAGAAGCATTAGGTATTTGCAGTTGTTGCAAAGTAACAGTCTTATCTTTTGACTTTATAGAGAATGTTACTGTTTTGTTTTCTTTTTTCGATAAAAATTCCATTCCGCTTGCTAAAAATGAATCATCTACTTCAATTTGAACTGTAGCAGAAAACTCAAAAGGTCCAACTGAAAGTATCTCTGTTGGAAATTTAGAGCCAATATTATAAATTGGTTTTCTGGAGCATCTGATAGCATAATCAAAACCAACTACTCTATTTGTAGAAGAATAATCGCATGTTAATGAAATAGATCCTTGGTTTGGAATATAGAAAGTTGGCGCAGCAATCGACCCAGATGCATTGTTGACTCCAGTTTTTAATTCATCATAAATTGTTACATTGGTGCTGACTTTTGGTATTGAGCCAACAGCGCAATTAACCATATATTCATCAAGATAGCCACTTTTAAATCCATAGCTGTTGCCGCCATAATTCAAGCTTCCGCTCATTTGAGACGAGCCAGTGTAATTTAACAAAGGATCTTGATAAATAAGATTTCTTGATATGCTTAGTTTTTGCTGAGTTGCTCCATTGATAACAGTTGTTGCTCTTTCGAATCCTAGATATTTTGAAATAGCTGGAGAATTAGAATAGGAAATATCTAAGTTTTCGATGCCAAAAATCTCTTGGCCCGAAACAAATAGTTTGTTTTCATGATTTGTGATTTGCCCAAACATATTACATTCCTCTTCTTAATTGCCCGCCGAGTCTCTTTTCTTCTTGGATGACCTTGAGAACTGCGTCTCTGATCTGTCTAGCGAGTTGTTGCTTCCCTTCTGAGCCATTACCGTCAGAAGTCTCAGAAGACTTGCCAGAGCCGCCTTCTACGTTAATTGTGATGTTTCCAGCAGAACCAGATGCTTCAATCAATTCATCAAGTTTGGAAATCAAACGATCATTCAATTCTTCGCTCTTTTCTTCTGTTGGAAGAGACTTTGCTCCGCTGTTCAACGCTTGAAGATTTCCGCTACCGATATTTTGTGCAGCAGCACGATTCATGATGAACTCTCCACCAGAAAGCATTGTTGATACCGTGTCGATGCCTGATGTTGAAGGAATTGGTCCACCTGTAGCTCTATACTTTTCAAATGCCATTCCATTAACATCACCAACAATTTTTGCGCGAGGAGTGAATGCTGTATCGCTAAATATATTAGATAGACCTCCAGATCCGTTATATCCACTCCATACTCCATTTATTCCAGAACCAATGGATGACATATATCCTTGCCCTAAATTTTGAGCTTGAGTATATCCATTATTAAAACCAGTTACCGCAGACTTAACCAAAGAACCACCAACAACAGAAATACCAAGCATCAATAATTGATTTCTCAAAGCTTTTGATTGCTCCTTTTGTTTCTTTTGCTCTTCTTTTTTGGCTTCATAATCTCTCAAATACAAAGAGAAAGCTTCTCCCTTTGCAGAGCGCAATGCTTCCGCCGCTGGGCTATTCTGTCTTCCAAAATTTGTCAATCTTGCGCTTTCAGCTTCCAAATTAATAGAAGCATAATTTCCGCTATTGATAATTTCATCTCTTTTGCCTGTAGTATAAGATTGTGTAGCAAAACCTAACAAGTTTTTAGAACCAGAGATCGCTCCTAATCCATATTGACCTGGTGTATAGAAATTGCCTTGTGGGCCTTTTTGAACTGGTCCACCTTTTGCATATCCGCTTATAGATCCACTATTAAGAGCATTCAAGAAATCTGGTCCATACTTTTGAACAGCTTTTTTGTTCATAACAAATTCACCGCCCATAAGCATAGCTGGAACATCGTCCTTATTTCCAGAGCCTCCAACGATTGCTCCTCCAGAAGCCCTGAACAATGAAGAGAAACTTGGAATCAAATTACCCAAACCACCTACAGCTTTATCAACTAAATTGCCAATGATTTTTTGATTGATTCCTTTAACAAATTCGTATGCGGCAGCTTTTAAAGCATCTCCTAGCGATGCAGTTCCCTCGATTGCTGAATTGATGGCATTTGCCATTCCACTCGCAAACATAGCAGGAATTTCTTGCCCAAGTTTAGATTCAAATTCTTGGACGCTCTTATTCAATTCGCGAAATGCATTTGTCATCCCCTCTTTGAAAGATCCTGGTTGTGCCTGTGCTGTTTGAATATCGAACTTTGTTTTTAAAGTTTTACCACTTTCAAATTGGGTTGCTTTTATATTTCTGAGTCCTTCTGCGGCTTTAGTCAATTCTGTAGCTTTTTCTATTGCAGCATCTCCAGTATATCCAATAGCTTCGGCAGCTTTTTGAGCAGCTTCGCTGAGATCTCCCGACATCATAGACAATTTCTGAACTTCGGCCCATGCTTTATCAGGGCTTTTTTCCCAATTTTTTGTATAGAATGTTTCTCCATTAATGGTTTTTGATAATCCCATTTCAGGTTGCAAATTCTTTTCCAATTGCGATCCTGCTTGCACATTGTGAGTGTATGGAGAATTGATATTTGGATTATTAAAAAGATCTTTAAATTGTTTTTCTGTAAGTGGATTTGTTTGTGCAAACCTTCCTGGATTTTTAAGTGGTTCATAATATTTTGCATTTTTTGCTACACTATCAACACTTTGTCCATACATAGATGCTCTATTGAAAACAGTCGATAAAAATGCCGCTTGCGCATCTTGAGATTGACCGCCAACTTCAGAGGCAATTAATTTGCGCAAATGCGCTGTATCCACTCCAGTCAAGTCTCTATTTTGCATTGGAGTGTTTGCTGGTGATTCAGCAACTTCTTTTGCTAAAGCATCATATAACTTTTGTAAAGCTTCTGTATTTGCAGCCAATTGTTTCGTATTCTCCAAAGTCATTTGCTCTGTTTTAAATTGAATTTCTGCTTCTTTTGCCGCTTTTTCAAATTCAAGTTGTTGAGTTTTATCAAAGAATTCTTTTTCAATCTGCTGTTGCTTGTTAAGGTATTCTTGAGGATCGGTTATTCCCGCAAAGTTTTTTGGATTTTGTAATTCAAAATCTTTTTGCATGCTAAGTCTTTCAATACGGCCCGAAAGAGCAATGTTTTCTCTTTGTTTTTCGGCCATTGATCCAGTGAATGATAACAATAATTTATTGAATTGCTTTTCTAAATCTTTTGATGCATTAAGGAATGCTGGATTTAACTGTTCTAACTTGCTTATCATTTCTTCCGTAGCAAGAGAAGCTTCGTTCATTGCCGAACCAATTTGCGCTGTGGATTGAGAAAAATTAGACTGCTCTAATTGCGCTCTAGATTTTCTATAGTCTTCTTCAATATCTGGAGCATTTTTTATGCTCATCATTTGTTTTAAAGAATCTTCGGCTCCAGGGACACCTTGTTCCGCTAAAGTTTTAAGATTACTTATTTGATTTTCTATAAAATCTGTTTGTGAAGATCCGCTTTTTAAATAATCTGCTGATGCAATTATTTTTTTGTAAAAATAGTCTGCGGAATCGACAACTAATTTCTGCGAACTAAAAGCTGCATCTAATTTTATAATTGCAGCATTTTTTTCAGCTTCAGCAATATCTTTTCCTAAATTTGCGAGTTCATTAATAGAACTTGCTTTCTCAATTTTAGACACAAGCCCTTGTCCAAGATTTTTTTCAAGAGCATTAGATAATAAATCTTTTTGAAGATTTCTAAAAATTGTTTGCTGTTGATTTTGAGCTTTTAATACAACAGAAGATCTTTCTTTTTTATTAATTAAGACATCAATATTATCTTGCATTCCTTTCGGAGCAATAGATTTTAATTGTTCTGCTCTATTTTTAAAGCTATCATCTCTTATATTTAATAACTTTTCTTCATATGAAAGCTCCTCTTTGAGCAAATCAATATTTTGTAATCTAAAATTTCTTTCGTTATTCAAAGCAGAATTCTTAGCTTCAACAATAGCAGTTGTTTTTTTGGTTAAATCTTCTTGTATTTTCGTTAATTTGATTTGATCAGCAATTGAATTTAATTGGCTGTCTAATAAATTTAAAATCTTTTTATAAGCTTCTCCTTCTCCAAATATAGATTTTAATTGATCTTCTAAAGAATTTTTAATTTGAGAATTATAGCCTTGTTGTTGAATGATTTGTTCGGTTATTGAATCCACTAATCCACGAATTTTTTCAAAGCTCTTCTCGTTTATTTTTCCAGCAATAGCTTCTCCAACAGCGTTTTTGATAGCTTCTTGACTTCTTAAAAAATCTGCTGCTGCACCCGCTTGTTGCTTAACTAGTTCAATAGAACTTTTTCTAGCAGATAATTCACGATCAATTGATATTTTTCTCGCATCTGTTGTATTAATTAATTCTTTTTCTATAGATAGTAATAAATCTTGTTGGCTATTAATATCTAATAAAGCTAATTTATATTTGATAGCATTATCTAATTTTTGCTCTGCTAATTGTAAATTAATAAGATTAACTGATTCTTGTATTTTAGCTTCTTTTGTAGTATCTTGAAAAATATCTAAAAGTTTTTTTGCTAATTCTTGTTTTTTTCCAGCATCATTAAGATTTCCAGATTCAGCGATTGATTTTCGAGCTTCATCTATTTTCTTTTTTAATTCTGGATTTCCTGCTATATTTGTATTTACAGAAGCAAATAAATCATTAATGAATGGATCTAATTCGATTCCTTTTAATCCTGCCGAAACAGCTTTTTCATATTTTTGTCTAGATTCTTCACTTGATAACTTATCAACCAAATCTGTTTCAAAAGCAGTTAGAGCTTTAAATTGCAAATCGCTAAATCCTTTGTAAACATCTTCAGAAGATAATTTAGCGGTGCCAGATTCTAGATTAGTAGTTCCAACTGTATATTTCTTTTGAAGCGCTGTCGGGCCTCCCACATTATATTGTTCTTGTAATTGAGCTTCAGATATTGAAGCTTGTCGTGCTAAAAATTCTTTATTATTTTTAAATGTAGCGAATTCGAATTGTTGAGCATTTGCTTTTGCAGCATATTCAGCTTGGGATGCATCGCTAGAAATTTTATATTTATCTCTTAATTGCTTTTTTTCGCCTTCTGTCATATAGGTAGCCATGAAACTACCTAATGCACTTTCTCCAGTATTAAACTGTCCTTTTCCGAATCCTTCGATCTTGCTACTAGTTATTTTAGATAATGATTTTGCAGCCGCTTCAGCTTCTGTATCAATAATGTTAAGCGCTCTAGCAAAACCTGTTCCTAGATCCATGAGCCATCCAGCCAAATCTTTTCCAAATATTTTTCCAATTGCATTTACAGCTTGAAATGCTGTTATAACTTGCCCTATAACTGGAAGCATTTTTCCAAACAATGGTCCTATTTTAGTAATAGCTCCTAAAGTCCCTCCTGCGACTTTACCTACTACCCCTGTTTTAGAAGCTGCATTTGCAAGTTTGCTTGTTATCATTCCTCCACCAGAAGAAGAAATTGCTGATGCTGCATCAGCTAAATCTGCCGCTGATGCCCCAGATTTTCTTGCTGTATTGAAATTTTCTAAAGAGTTTTGAAGTTCAGACTTAGGCTCTTTTCTCATTTGCCTGCCCATTTTGGTGAATTCATTGAAACTCAAAACTCCAAAACTTACATCATTTAATCCTTGAGCTAATTTTTGCCCAGATTCTCCAAGCTCAGAAAACACTCCAGTTAATGCTGAAGCTACAGACTGAAATAAGAAAACCTTACCAACAAAATCTGCTGCGCTTTTATTATCTGAGTCTGTTGTTTGAGATAATCCTTGATTATTTAATTTTTTAGCTGCTAAAGCTTCTCTTTTTGCTTTAGCTTCTTGAGCCGCAATTTCTCTTGCTTGCTTTATAGATTCCGCTTGTTTTTTAGATTCATCAGCAACCTTTTTTGAAACATCAGTGCTATTACCCAAAGCTACTAATGCAGCCTCTAGTTTTTTAGATAGCTTATCCATATTGCCACCAGCCGCAATAGCTTTTTTTCCAAATTCATTAATAGCTTTTTCAACATCAGATCCAAACTTTGTGCCACCTCCTAATGAACTTGCCACTTGACCAGCGATTTCTGGAATTTTTGCAGCATAATTCGGCACAAATCCACTAGCCGCACCATAAGTCTTTGGATTACGCCCTTCTTTGATTGCACGGCTAACACCTTGATGCCCACCCATTGGTTCATCACGACGATTAGCGACCATCAAACCCATTGGGTTTGCCGCGTTCTTGAGCGAAGGACTCTTATCAATATAGATCTGCGAAGAAGGAACTCCAGCCGCCATTTCGCGGCTAATTGCCTGCTTGAGAGGATCAGCAAAATTAGGTAAGAATCCTCTCGCTGCATATTTCGAAGTTAAGCCCCCAATACCAGAAAATAGTGTTCGTTGGAATTCTTTTTTTGGCATTTCAGTTACAAACTTCTTTAACTCTTCAATGGTTTCGAAATCATTACCACCAAAAGAACCTGATGTTACAAGATTTGGAATCTGTCTATATTTAAGTTGAGGGAAACTATAAATCAACTCGTCCCAATTACTCATTTTATTAAAATCAATAGGCTTTTTTGATCTTGAGATTTTTCTCTCTTTTTGAGAAACGAGTTGATCACTAAGAATAGGTAATTTTGTTCTTTTTGATAATTTTGCTAATTGTAAAAATAATTTATAAGCGTCTCCTTTCTTTTTTGAAGTTATATAGTCAATTTTTAAGGATTTTTCATCCATAAAATCATCTACTTCAAAATCTAAAGTGCTGCCTTTTTCAGTCTTGTATCGTCTGTATAGCGATCCATAATTATCTTCTACCCAAAAGCTTTTTTGTGCAAAGTTTGGAATAAAACCATTTGCGGCTGTTTTTTGTTGAGTTTGTTTTATGAGAATTTTGCCTATTATATCTCTCGCAATACCAGAAACTTTAGCGGCCCCAGGATCAAGAATTCCAATTTTTGCGCCAGCAGCAGCCATACTCCTCAAAGTAGCAAATGCGCCAACAGCATTTTGAGGATAATTTCTCAATTGATCTATTTGATTTTCAGCATTTTTGTTTACTGTATAGTTTGAGCCGTGTAGATCTTCTATGCTCAAACCTCTAGCTCCAAGTGCGCTAAATAAAACTCTTCTTCCAAAAGATTCAGAAACCTGCGATCCTAATGCGGTTTTTGCCAAAGGATCAGATATGACTTCTTTTCTAATAGATAGTTTTCTTTTTGAATCTTCAAGGCTAGATAAATTTTTAGGTCCAAATATGCTTGGAATATTTGCATATTTATTTATAAATTCAGAAACGAGCCATTCGAACTCTACTGCTTTACTAGGTCCATCCTTAAAAAATTTCTTGACGCCAACTTGAGTTCCATCTTTTTCTCCAAGTCTATAAAATGCGCCCTGCACTCCTCTTCCTATTTCTCTCGATTTAGAAACATAATTGGGAATATAGCCTGATGCTTTATTTTCTAGTTTGGGCGTTTTTATTTCGCCCATCTGAATTGCATTCTTGATTTTAGTATCAAATGAATTTATATTGTCATTATTTAAAGCGTTTTTGAAATCTAAAGCTTTAACTCTATTTAAAACATTGCTTAAATGACTATTTGGTTGTAAACCATTGGCGCTCCCAAAAGATGCCGCAAATCCTTTAATTGATCCTTCTCCAAGAATATCAAAATTCGCATTTGATTTTTTACTTTGAATTCCAGAGGCAGCTTGCAAGGCTGTTTCAAAAACATTTCCAACAGCACTCTGTAAAGTTCCTTCGTTGAGCGTTTTATTAGCAATATCTAAGAATTTTTGGTCATCAACTACATCTGGATTTATTCCTATATTTTTTACATAATTTCTAGATGTGTTTATGAAAGATTGTCGTAATTCTTTATATAGAAAATCATCAGGATGAGAAACAACAGATGCAATCTTAATAATATTACCGCCTTTAGTTGTTGCAAAACCTGTTTTTTGTTTAGAAGATGGATATAATAACGCAATATTAGATGAATAATCTCCTTGCATTAATTTAATAGACTCTTCTTCTTTTATTCTTCTTTGGAGAGATTTTTCTCCGCTAGATCTCCAGTTTAGATAAGCCTCGCGAACAGTTTCGTCTCCTAAACTTGAGTATGGATTTTTTTTATCATTTATATTTAAATTTGGGTTATCATTAATAAAAGCATTCCATTCGCCCTTAACTGTTTTACCAGATAGTCCAACACGATCTACAAATAAATCCCTTGATGCTGCTGCAAAATTAGGAATCAATCCCCCTGCCGCTCCAATTTTTTTAGCTCCAGCAGGAAGACCCATTTTTTTAACCATATCTCGGTTGAAAATAGCTGTGCCACCACTTCCTGCGAAATTAGGAATTGCATATTCTCCTGTATGAGCAACAATAGATCCTTTTTTGCCGCCGCCAAAATTGAAGTTCGGAATAACCACAGGCTTGTCGCCTGATCTTGCTCCACCAACACCTCTGCTAATGTCAGAGCTTTCTTTAGCTAACGCTGGCATATATCCAGCCGCCGCATTCTTTTCTGGCACTCTAAGACCTTGCCCTGTCGCTCTTATCCCTAATCCATATGAAGGGCTAGCTAAATCTTTAGAAATAGCAGCACTTCTTCTGATTACGGCTTCTTGTTGAATTAAAGCATCAGTAATAACTTTTAATTGACCTGCTCTGTTTCCTTCTAATGAAAATAGTTTTTGCTGCAAACCGATATTAGTAGCTAATGCTGTATTGATTGCTTTTTCAACATCTGCAATATCTTTTGCAGCTTTTCCAATTCCGAAGAAACCTTTTAAACTTGAGAAGCCGAATTGAACCAGATCCTTAGATAGTTTAACAATAATAGCTCCAAATAAAGCTAAACCTGGTCCACTAATCAAGTTTCCAATTCCTTTAACTAATCCGCGAACAAATCCACCCATCGCACTTTCTTCGCCCAAGATATTTTGGATACTATCCAATAAACCTCCAAAGAAATTAAGCAAATCTCTTAAATTATCAGTAATTCCAATTTTGCCTAATGTAGCTCCCAATTGTTCGGCGCTAATAGAAACTTTATTAATGATTGCTGAAAGTGTTTCATTTAATGCGGCATTCTTTTTATAAGCTTCTGAAGTCGCTCCTTGAGATAGTTTAACAATATCAGCATATTTTGATTGTTCGCTTCCCAAATCTTTAACAGCGGCAAGTAAGTTAGACAATTGATAAACACCACCAAGTTTTTTGGAAATATCTGCTTGTTTAGTTTGGCTTAATCCTTGAAATTCCTTAGCTAAATTTTGGAGAATTTCTGTTGCTGGTAAAATTTTTCCAGCAGTATCTACCACTTGGATTCCTAAGTTATCAAGATCTTCTAAAGCTCCTTTATCTTGGATCTTGGAGAAAATTGTTTTAAAAGCGTTACCAATAACAGCACCACCACGCGCAGTTCTTTCTTGAACTGTTGTAATAATACCTACAAGCTCATCAAATGAAACTCCAGCTTGATCAGCAACAGAAGCGGAACGTTTGATACCTTCGATAAGATCTCGTTCAGAAACAGCGTATTGCTGAGAAACAACAACCAATTTATTCAAAATCTGGGAGCTTGTAATCCCAGCATCTGCAAATGAATTGATAGCAGCAGTCAAACCTTCAACAGATTGTTGCGCATCCAGCCCAGAAAGTCTTGATAAGATAAGAGCATCATTGAGTCTTTTTAAAACTTTTTGTGCATCTAAACCTTGTCTGGAAAGTTCCAAAGCTCCTTCTGCAACTGTTTCAAATGATTGGCCTGTAGATTTAGCCAAGTTGAAAAGATTATTGCCAAATTTATCAAGCTCGCTAGAACTTTGTTTCAAGTTGATATTAATATCGGTTAAAGCTTTTTCTGTGGCAATTGTATTTTTTACCAATGCTTGAAAAGCTTTAGATACGCCATTAATAACACCAACTGAAGCTCCGAAAGCGAATACACGCGCATTCGCGGCTTCCATAGATTTCGTGAACTCGTCTGCTTGCCCAGTAATTCTTCCTAATGGTTGTGCCAACGCATTGATTTGTCGGCTATTGGTTCCCAAATTGATCTGAGCATTACGTCCAGCAGTTTTTAACGCTTGTTGAATACTTTGCTCTAATCCTACTTGAGTTACTGGTAACTGAATTGATTGCATATACGGTCCTTATTCCCTTTGACATATTTACACAAAAAAAACAATATATTACCCCATTAATTCCATCAATTGCTCCATATTCATTGATCCTCCTTGTTTTTTGAGTTCGTCAGATAATTTTAAAGTTTTTGCATTTGGATCAATAAATTCTAAATCTTCTTGTGTAGCGCCAAATACTGCCGTTGCGCCAGTTTCTTTGCTAGCAAAATTGGTTGGTGAAGTTTTATTCTTTTTATTTTCTGAGAAATTTAAAACGGCTGTTGGGTCTTTTTTGATATGCTCTGGAATATCCTCGTTATACTGGAAAATATTAAAGAAGATTCTAGCATATAAAGCTAATTTTAATTGATAAGCTGAAAGCTGCACAATAGGCTTTCCATAAAAAGCGGAAACATCTTCAGTTTGAGAAATATACATATTAAAGAAATCTCTTAAAACAACATGTTGGATATTTTCTTCGCATAGTCTTTTTCCGCATATTTCATATTGCTTTAAAAGCGGAGCTATTTCATCATCACTCAAGTTTGCAAACTGATCGTCAGTAAAATAGTGCTGCGTCAACTGAGGATCTTTATAAACAATATATCGAATAAATTCTTCATTTGCTCTTGCAGATGCATATTCTTCCGCCGTTTTTCCAACAACATCTCTGCGCATTTTTAACAATTTATTCAATTCTACATTTTTCTCATCAATCTGTTTTTGCAGATCGTTTTTCTGAGATGGAAGAATTAGTTTCTTTTTAGTTTGAGATAATGCATCTATCTCAGATTTCAACGAGGCAATTTGATCTTCTTCTTTATCTGACCATAAGCCGTCTTCTTTTAACTGCAAAAGCATCTCCTCTTCCGAGGGGATGCCTTTGTTCATTGCAATTGTTTTATACTTTTCGTAGTAACGATGAATATATCTTTGATCTCGGATAGAAAAATGTTTTAGATATACAGCAGATCCAAAATATTCGAATTCTGTATAACCATCAAAGATTTCTCCGACTATTCCAATATATTCTTCTTCACTCACACTTCGTCGTTTTCAAGTTTCTTCATAAGACTGTCGAAAGATTCTTTATCAGATGCTTGGTTAAAGAACCAAAACGCCAAAATAGTCGCAGCCTTCTTAGCAATTAAGAAATACAGAGAATCATCAGACTCTTCTTTTTTGTAATATTCTTCAAGCTTTGTTTCAAAATCACCTTTGCCAAAATAAGGAACTGGGCTTTCATCATCTTGACTTTGAATATAGGTCAACATGATAACATACCACAAAATAAGACGATTCTGAGCTTTCACATCAGCAGTGTGATCAAATAAAGATTGATAATTGGATTCAAATTCAACAATCTGGCGGCGGACTTCGGCCAATTCTTTAGTGATTTCAGAAACTCTTTCTGTTTGTTTTTCGCTCTTATTTTGAACGATCTCCAATCTGGAGAATTCATTTTGCAAATCAAAAATCTTCTTATAAGAATCGACAAGTGATTTTGCATCATCTTCACTCATCAAGCCGCCACTGTCGCTATACTTTTTCGCTAACATAGCCTTGGTTAAGATTCCCTTCTTTACGCATCGGCTCATTTCAACACTAAACTCAAGTTCAGCTTCTTCAAGCTCGCGGCGAGAAGGTCTTTTGAGCTTGATAGTAACAGGCTCTTTTACAGTGACTTTTTTCTTTACTGTGATTTCTTCCTTTGTTTTTTTGTCAATTTTTGTGCTGACTTCTTCCTTTTCAACTTCGCGATCTACCACAAAGCTATATAGTTCCTTGAATGTTTTGTCCATATGGTTATTTAAATATAAATGTTACGGTATAATTTTCTAGTTCTGATGAGAAATCTCTTAAAGATTCATTACCAACATCTAGTATTTTTTTTCTAATCCAATTAGATTTTTGATCATCAAAATGATTTGCCGCATTGATTATCCCATGATATTCACTAGGGATATTTTCATAAAGCTTGCGATAATGATAATCATGATCTGCTTTCATATCTTCTACAATCTTCAACATCGTTTTAAATAACAGTGTTGTTGACTGTTTATATCGTTTTTCTAGGGAATTTTGAGCATTCATCCTTATACCTTATTTAATAATATAAAAAAAAGTGTAAAATTCAATATGCCAAGTTTAATTAGTGAAGCAAGACAACAAAGTATCGAAACTGTTTTGCGCAATTTGCACGATACATTTGTTAAAGAAATCACTGTCTATAAAAATGCTCAAGGTATTTGTATAAGCAGTTCTCCGACATTCAACAGTATTTATGGAGATAAAGGGCCATCTCAAAGCATTCAATATGAGATGATTTCAAAGACATTTAAAGCGAGAGTTTACTTTGTCAAATCTGAGCAAGAATTCTTTTATAATGGTCGCGGCCTTAATGGTTCAAATGATAAGCTTATTTTGCCTCAAGGATTTGTAAAAATTATTGTAGATGCCGATGCTTATTCATTTATTAAAGAAGCGCGCAAAGTTGAATTTGATGGAGTCGTTTACTCAATTCGAAGCGCGGGTAATCATGCTAACCCAGAAGGTTTATTCAATAATATCTTCTATGAATTCCACTTAACACCTCTTAATGAATGAGCCGTAGAATCGTAATACCACCTTCAACTTTAGCAGAGGTTGAGAAGCAAGCTATTCAGCTTATTGGGAAGCAATATTTGCAACAATCTTTAACCGAAGAGTTTGATAGAATCAAAGAAGAAATGATCCAAGAGTTTATGAATCATCCAGTAACGGAAGAAATCATGAATGGAATCAATGCGGAAAATACTTCTGGAACACTATCAAATAGAACAGGCAATCTTTTTTCTTTTATTGGCTTCGATGCTTCAGACGATCCAATTTCACAAATTATTAATCTTCTAGAACAGTCAAATATAAAATTCTTATACAATAATAGAAAAAATTTTATAGTCAAAATTACAATACCAACAGCCGAATCAATTTTTGCCATTACTCCCATGCCGTGGGCGCAGGGAAGAAGTTGGGCAAAAGGAATAGAGTCTGGAATTTCTGGACTTGGTTTTTATCTTCAAAAATTCAACCAAGGTCGATCTGAAGGCGGTATTCAAGTTGATAAAAAAATATCTTCTGGGAAATTCAAAAACACACCTTACATTTCTTCTTTAATAAATAAATATACTCAAAAATTTACATCAATCAATTACTCTAAAATAAGAATAGCCAAATTATGAAGCCTCAATTTATCCACAGCGCAACAACTTCTTTTTTCTTATGGTTTGATAACTATCTTATCAAAAAAGGAGAAGCTTTTTCAAACAAAACAGGAAAACTTTATCACTATGCAGATGATCGTTTAGATCCTCGTTTTGAGACTTTTGGAAGTCCTTATAAACAATGGGTTACAGATAGTTCTATCTCAGGAGCTAATATTCCAACTGGTATATTTATCAATGGAGTCCAAAAAAATCGCAGCGATGGCATCATCTTTGATTTTGACAATGGCCGCATTTTATCTAGCGGAATTTCTCAAAACGATTTTGTTACAGGATCTTTCGCAGTCAAAGATTTTAATATCTATTTTACCAATGAAACAGAAGAAGACTTGTTGATTGACAGAAAATTCGTGGCAAATCCTAGAGTGTATTCTCCTCAAGAAAATTATGTAAATCCTTATGATGCAGTTATTCCTGCTATTTTCTTATCTAGCTCTACTGTTAAAAATGATCCATTTTCTTTTGGTGGAGAAGATACGACCAAAATACTTATGAAGGCTGTTATATTAGCCGAAAACTCATATCAATTAGAAGGTATTCTCTCTATATTTGCCGATTCCAAACAATCGGTATTTCCGACTATTCCATTTGAGGCTCATCCTATTACTGAATATGGAGATTTAAAAAGTGGATTTTATTCTTATGAAGCTTTAAAATCTCAATACCAAAACAATCAATTATTCTTTGTTAATGATGTTGATACGTCAAAATTATCAGACAAATCCTCAAAGAGTTTGACGAATGATTTGTATGTTGGATTTATTGATTTTGAAATTCACCAACAACGTTATCCTAGAATATAAAAATTTCACTTTTTTTGAATTAAGTTGTAAAGACAGTAAACATAAAAATTTATGGCACGAAACAGAGTAATTTATCAATCTGAAGGTCTTTATGTAAGTAAAGAATACAATTCTACTGGCAGTGGAGATCACTTCCAACTCAAGAGAGTTCAATCCGCTAATTACAATTTCAACATTGCTCGTCAAGATGTTAACCAATATGGGCAACTTGCTCGTATCGACTCTATTGTTCTTGAGACTCCAACTGTTGGTCTTGATTTTACCTATTATGTAACTGATGGTAAAAACGAAAGAGCGCTTGGTTTCTACGTTCAAACTGGTGGCGCATCTTCTGGACAATTCCCATCTGGTCACGTTCAAGACGGAACAGGCCGCAATTTCTATATTGTTACCACTTCCGAAGGTTCTGACCTTAATGCTGAAGCAAATCTTAGCGGAAAGTCAGCAATTGGAGTTGGTAATGCATATTTGACTAATTATACTCTTGATCTTGCTGTTGGTAGTATTCCTACTGCATCTGTAAGTTTCGAAGGTTCTAATATGAACGCTTTCAATATTGCAGCGGGCAATAGCGGTTCTGGCGCAGGCGTTGTTCCTCAATCTGGAACATCTATTGGTCTTGGAGTTATTTTGCCAAATTCTGCTAACCAAACTGGAGCGGCTGTTGACGGCACAATTTCGGCTCTTCGACCTGGTGACGTAACTGTTTCTTTCGGTGGGTTCACTGGAACTGGTGTTGGAGGATTTACTTCTCTTACTGATTTGCACATTCAAAGCGCAAGCCTTGCTCTTCCTCTTGGAAGAACTCCAATTCAACAACTTGGCACCAAGTTCGCGTTTGCAAGAACAGTTGACTTCCCAATTGTTTCTACTCTTACCCTTAATGGTATTCAATCTGAAACTTCTCAAGGAAGCTTGATTGATCTCGTTCAAAATAATCCAAAGAATGATATCACCATTAGCGTTAAGCAACCTGGAACAAATAATGTCGCTATTACTTATACCATTACTAACGCTCAGTTAGACTCAGTTGGTTTCTCAAGCTCTATCGGTTCCAATAAGACTGTTGACTTGACATTCTCAACTCAAATTGGTGGTGCTAACGATGCTGTTAACGGTATTAGAGTAAGCGGTTCTTATACAGGAAGCCCTTTTTAATTAGCCCCTCTGAACCAAGTTTTTATGCTGAATTTGGTATTTATGGAGCTTTTGCTCCGTCAGTTTAAATAAATATATAAGGAGGGTTAGGTAACTAACCCTCCTTTTTAATTCATAGGGGCCAAAACAAATTAATAAACAAAAAAAATGTCAACAATAGATTATTCACAATTTGAAACAAATACTGGCTATTGGAATGGGTCTAATCAATTTTATGCTCTGTATAAAGATTACTCTCCAATAGTTTCTTACATAACCGATTTAGATAAATCTAATCCAATTATTCATTTTTCATTCACGTTAAATGGAGATGATAATGATGGTCTTATATTAGATGCGTCTGGTAAATTAAAAATCATACTTATGGACCAATTAAATCTTCCATTTGATCGTGCATATGTTGATTTTGGTTCATATCCAGATTATGTTGCTATTAAAAATAATAGCGGTGTTTGGCAAGAATATGGCAATCCAAATGGATTTATTCTTGCTTACACTTCTGGAGGGTTTTGGGCTATTGGACCTAAAAATTATGAATCACCTGGAATTATGTTTGTAGCAGATGCAACTTCTGGAACCAATATTTTAGATTTAACATGGATTCCTCTTTCATATCCATATATAAATTCAATTGGATTTGATATGACCCCAATATCAAACATCAAAGCAAGATGCCGTATAGATGATATTCCATCAGGATTTGATGGAATTAGATTTGATAATAATAATTACTCTTGGAATAAAAGAAGTATTTATTTTGAAACCATTCCAAGTGAACTTACTATTTCTGGATTGAATTCTAATTCGATTGTAAAAAGCATTACATTTAGTGGAGGAGTAGATATGCAAGATCTTGGGCATGTTTCTTTTTATTGGAGCGGTGATAATCTATACAAAGGCCCACAAGAAGAAGTGAAAGCTCCTTTGCCATTTGATTCTGCACAAATATTCGCCACTGGGATGACGGATACTATTGCTATTTATCCAGACGAACCAATGATTCACTATACAGTTATTGATGATCATACGATTCAATTGGACACGTCCGCTGAAGATGTGGCCGCTTTAATTCCACCTCTTCGAAAATTATACGTTAATTTTAGCGGTATAACTCCATAAATTAGAAAGCCCGCCGAAAGGCGGGCTTTTTTATTATCTCACTTTGTTATACATCTCTAGAGTTGATAAAAATGTCGTTTCAATTCCTCCCAATTGAAGAGGTTCAGATTGATAAATGTTGTAGCGATGAGACAGTTCATTGATTTTCTTTTCACAGTCATCAGCCATAGATTTATAAACCTTAGCTACCTCATTTTTATTTGTAAATGATACGGAACTATTTCCATCTTTAAGACTAAGAATATCAGCGCCATTTGTATTGCCAATAAGCCCCCTCAGAGCGCTTCTAGACTGTTTGCGGTAGTAATTGCCCATATACATCTCTTTGTAGATTGCTTGGGCTTCTAGATTCAATGGAGCGTCAACTCCACTAAATGATTCATTTAATCTCGTATTCAACTGGCCAAGATTATTATAAAGCCAAGCCTCAATATAAGACTGATACATTACGCCTGTATCGCCGTCAAACTCTGTCTGGAAAATTTTTAATGCTAAATCGCTAAGAACGCTCATGTAATATATTACACTTAATTATCGCCAAGGATTTTGATTAATTTCTGATGCTTGGGATTAGTTGGATCAGGAATAAAACTATTCACAGATGTCGGCATGATATTGCGTCGGCTATTTTTAGTTTGATTTTGGAATTCTTTAAGCAAGATTTTCTTTAAGACTGCTCTTTCTTGAAAAGGATTTACTCCAACTTTTGTTGCCAATCTTTGCATGTCAGCATTAGACATTTCTTGAATATTTTCTTCAAAGATTTCTAATTCATTCGTGCCGAATGGGCTGATTTGAGATACACCCAAGATGATTTCTAATTGTCTCATCTTCGAAATAAACTCTGGAGAAGAAACATCTCCCCTTTCTCTCATTTCTTGAATTTGCTGCAAAATCTGTTTTGGATTGTTAATACTAGCAGCGGATTCTTCATTCTTTAATGCTCCATTTGTGGTTTCAAATTCTTCCATAATTTAATTATACGATATAATGTCGTTTTTTAAACAAAAAAAAGAGCCGCCCCTTTCGGAGCGGCCCTAAATTTGAGGGGTTTATCAAGCAAGTCCAGAGACAATCTTACCAACAAGGGCGCGAGTGTCAAGAACCATACGTCCTTCTTCCATGGAACCGAAGTAACCAATCTTGTTTTGACGCAAGCTGTATTGGTCATCAGCGGTAAGCGAGAACTCAGAACCATTCTCAGAATCAACTGCAACAGCGCGAACAAGAGAGTCGCGGCTACGGTCAAGACCGATGATGATTTCTTCGTTGGCTCCATCGAATACACCAGTGCTGGTGCCACCAACATTAGAGTAGCTAGTGGTTCCTGCAACAGCGTCGAAGACGGAGTTGAAGCGTTGACCACGGCCAAGTTCGTTGATTTCCATGATAGAAACACCATAGAATTCTGGGATACCTGCGCTATTAAAGATAGAGGTTCTCATATCTTCTGGAACAGTGATGCCATTATTCAAGGTGCCACCAGCAGGAGCGCCCTTGGTATTGATTGGGTTGTAAGCCATTGAGCGAAGCTCTTGAACAACTTCTGGGGAAACAATAAGGTCGGTAAGACCACGGCCAGAACGAGACTCTGGAGTTCCACCAAGCCATGAGGTGTTGATTCTCTTAGCAAGAGTGAAGAGTTCGTTAAGGTCTGCAAGCAAGAAGCGACCATTGGTATTTGCACGCTGAACGTGCTTCTTACCATTTGTGGTAGCGTTTGCAAGGGAGCCCAAAAGAAGGTTAGCAGAAGTCTTCTCTTGCTTGAAGAGAATTTCTTGAGCTAAACGAGTAAAGGTCTTGCTAACAACGTCCATACGGCTCTTAGCAGCATAACGCTTGTCGAAGCTGAGTGCTGAGTCGAGTGTATAGGTGTGAATCTTCATTTCAGAAACAGTTGGAAGAACTTGGTTCTGTGGAAGACCACCCGCAGCGCTTTGGCTATAAACAGTGATATAGTCTTCTGCGGTTACGTCATAATAAAGATCAAGCGGAATACTTGGATTATCATCAGCGTTGAACTGAAGGCTGGTGAAAAGATTGCTCAAAGTTGGAGCATTATTGATCACTTCTGCCAAAACAGGACCGATGAAATCAGCAAGAGCAATTTGAGCTTCCATAGCAACATTCTTGTTCTTAGAAGCCATTGCCTTGATCAATTCGATTTGTTCAGGGGTTCTTTTTAAAGTAATTTTCATATAATTATTTTCGAGTTAGTATTAGAGGCGAAGACCGATGATCGCGTAAGCGCCAGTAGTAGTTCCTGCGAACTGGTCAGCAATCGAGGTAGAAGATGTGCGAGAACCAGTTGCGATAACGATAGCGATTTGGTTTGCGTCAGTAACTGCGCAACCAGTGAGCTTACCGCTAACGCCTGAAGGAAGCTTAAGACCAGATCCGATACCGATGGAACCAACATAAGCAGCGTCAGTGATGGTAAAGATACCGCGAGCAGCAACAGGAACAGATTGTCCTGGAAGCATGCACATAAGTTCTTCTGCCTTTTGTGGGTAATAAAGAAGCTTTTCACCGTTTTCGTCAACCTTTGCAGTTTGGCGAAGAGTCATGCCAAGAAGCGCGTCACCAGAGGTCGCTGGCTTCAAGCTAAGGCTAACTCTTGGATACTGGTTAGATCCAACGAATGGATAGTCAACCTTACCAAGATAAGATGCATAAGCATTATCATAGGTAATGGTGTCAACATTAAGGTTTCCAGATTCAACGGTAACGAAAACGCCAGAGTCACAGTTTCCAGTGTCAGTTACAGCGTTGTTAA